CTGAACGGTCGGTACTCAACCATCGGGGTTGGTGCCGTCAATAGCGGACGAGCCATTTTCTGGACCCAAGTTTTCGAGTAACCAAAGAAAGGTTGGTGGATGATGAAGAAGTGCCTGATCCTGTCGTTTTCGTTTGTCCTCGGTTGTGCCTGTGCGTCTGTTGTCCATGCGGGCGACTGCCACGGTAAGAAGGTCGCCAAGGCCCCCGTCGTGGTCGAGGAGACCGTTGTGGTCGTTCCCCCGGCTGTTGTGGTCGAGGAGACGGTCGTGGTTCCTGCCGAGTCCGTCAGCCTTCGGTCGGCGTTCAAGGATGCCAACCGTGAGGCCCGTGCCACCAAGAAGGCTGCCGTGCTGGGCCATCGGGCTGCCAAGTTCAGCCGGAAGGCTGCCGACGCGGCAACTCAGGAGGCCAAGCAGGAAGCCGTGATGAAGGCGTATGACGCCAACTGAGTTCAGCGGCTCTGGGAGGGGCCATGCTGACAACCGGGCGGGGGAGACGGTACGGACACCGTCTCCCCCGCCCGTGACTCGGGGGCTAGTCCAGTCCTTGGTCTGGCTCCTAGTCCTGATGCTTATCGCCCTGCTGGCACTAAACGAATAGGGGTATTCCCGTGAGCAATCGAATCCGGGTGATGAGGGCAAGGCCGCAGGAGATGTCCCCCGAGGAAAAGCAGGCGATCCAGTACCTGCTTACCGGGCAGAACACCAACCTCACCGATGACATGACCGGCTCGTTCGAGGACTACCTCAAGGGGCCGTCCATGGCCAGTGTGCTACTTCGGTCAGCCAAGGGCGACTATCTGCGGCAAGTGCAGCAGCAGATGCTGGCAGAGGGCACTTCCCCGAGCCCGATGATCGACTCAATCACCCAACTGGACCGCCAGTAATGGACGAACTCCCAAAGCCGCAGACGAGGCAGTGTGAGCAGTGCAAGAAGGTCTTGCCGCTCCTGCCCAAGTTCTTCCCCCGGGTCCCCGGCACCCAGTCCACCTACCAGTTCAACTGCAAGAAGTGCAAGGCAGAGAAGAAGCGGCAGGCCAAACTCAAGACCATTGAGGCCAAGGCTGTCGATGCCTACATCTCCCGGTCGGTATCGGGGGGCTCTAGCATCCCGCACACGGCGGAACTGCTTGAGTCGATCATGCACAACTTTGGCGGGACCAACGGGTTCGCCAATCTGGTGATGAAGCAGTATTTCGAGTCTCCCCCGGGGGGCCGGATCAGGAACTCCATCTTAGAGATGGTTGTCCGGCTGGCCTCCAAGAACACCGAGCAGGGCGGGGCCAAGAAGCCAATCGACCTGTACTCCGAGGAGGAACTGGAGACCGAGATCAACAAGCGGCTGGAGCAGGCCGTGCTGACCTACGGAGGAATGAGGTACATCAATGCCCCGCAAGAAGAAGCAGCCGCAATCACCCATGCCCCCGCTGCCAACGGTCCAGAGCATATCCTCGTTCCAGCGGGACGAATTGCGGACCTTGCAGAGCGAGTTGAACGAGAGGCGGATCGAAGCCTTGAGGCTATACAAGCCAACCCCGAGGCAGTTGGAGTTTCATCAGTGCCTGTCCAGTGAAACGCTGGTAATCGGGGGCAATCGGTGTCTTGACGGCAGCCAAGAACTCTACGACCCCGTTCTCGACCGCACCATCCGGGTTGATGAAATAGACTCAGACTTTCATGTCTTGTCTTGGGACGGCAGCGGCGTGGTGGTTAAGTCAGCCTGCCGTCCTTTCGTCAAGGGCTATGGCGATCTTTGGGAAGTCACGCTGTCGAACGGCCAGACGATTCGGACGACTCTTGCTCATCGAGTGCTTTCGTCCGAAGGGTGGGTTTCCGTGGCCGACGCACTGCAACGGCAATCCTTGCTTTTCCCTCTTCCGACCACTGAGGGCACTTGCCTTTCAGGGTTGCGGCCAGATGCTCGCGGTTTGACGCAAACAGTTCAAGGTTGTCTGGATGGTTGTTCGACGGGTCATCATCCCTGTGGTGGACAACCTCCAGCGGCAGAAGGGTCCTTCCCAGTTTTTGCTCCATCACAAGTCGATGCTCTCGGATGTAGCCGCCTGCATTGCAGAAGGGGTGATTCGGCTTGTACCGAAGGACGTAGCCAGACTTGTCAGTTGTCACGCCGCCTTTCCAGCAGGGATGGCCTTTCCCAGATAGCGGCCCTCGTCGCCGCATCCGAACACCAGCACGGCGGCAGGCTTTGTTGGCAACCTTTCCTGACACGCCAAGACGAACGCCGATTTCCTCAACGGTCAGGAGTTCGTCTTCATAAAGACGGCGAAGAAGATCAAAGTCCCAAAGAACCGGATTTCTTTTCGTTGGCATCGGCATCTCTTGATTGGAGGGAATCTGTTTGTATTACCTCCGTTCGCCTAATCGGGCAAGGAAAAATCTGGGACATCACAGTCGAAGACACCGAGTGCTACTTTGCGGGCGGCGTCCTTCATCACAACAGCGGCAAGTCTTTAGCCACGTTCATTGAGGATGCGTGGGCCGCCACTGGCACCCATCCCGTCGAGGGCAAGTACCGCAAGGAGGGCGGCAACCTCGTCATCATCGGCCAGAACTGGAAGCACATTGGCCTAGTTGTTGTGCCATATCTGTTTAAGGCCGGGGCCTTCAAGATCATTCGGGACGAGCAGACCGGCCAGTTCCGTGCCTTTGACCCGGTTGCAGACGCCAGCAGGCTTGCCGAGGCAAAGCCAGCACCGCCCCTGATCCCGCCCCGGATGATTAAAAGTTATTCGTGGGTCTTGAAGTCAGCCGGATACCTGAACTCCTGCGAGTTGGTCAACGGCTGGACCATCTACTGCTTCTCCTCAGAGGGAGACCCACCCCAAGGCTTCCAAGCAGATAGGGTTCATATAGACGAGGACCTAAACAACGAGGCATGGGTCCCAGAGATGCAGGCAAGACTAGCCGACAGGAAGGGCCTGTTTAACTGGTCTGCTATGCCGCACTCGAAGAATGAAGCCCTCATAGGCCTGAATGAGCGGGCCGAAAAGGCCGAGGAGCAGGGCAACACCAAGGACATCCGGCGGTTCGTCTTCCGGTTTCTGGACAATCCCCATATCGACCAAGACGAAAAGCGGAAAATGATCGAGCGGTGGTCGGCTGTCGGGGATGACATTCTCAGGCAGAGGTCCGAGGGTGAGTTCATCACCGACTCCATCTTGGTTTACCCCAACTGGAGTCCGTCGATCCACGGGTTTGATTCAAGTATTTTTCCGGGCGGGCAAGTCCCTGATGACTGGTGCCGGTATGCGGTCATCGACCCCGGGCACGCCATCACCGCCGTCCTGTTCGCGGCTGTCCCCCCGGACGAGAAGTTCATCCTGCTCTACGACGAACTCTATATCCGCAACTGCAACGCCATCATCTTTGGCCAAGAGTTCCTGCGGAAGGTTCAGGGCAAGCAGTTTCACGCCTTCTTGATCGACGCCCACGGTGCCCGCCTGACCGACATTGGTTCAGGCCGCAGCCCGCAGGACCAGTACACCGAGCAGTTGTCGGCCCTGAACGTGAGGTCCCGAGTCACCGGGTCCAGTTTCATCCCGGGGTCAGACGATGTTCTGGCCGGTCTTCAGGCAGTCCGCAATATGCTTCATATACGGGCATGTGGAACTGCAAGGCTAAGGTATCTCCGTGGAACCATGCCTAATCTCGAAAGGGAAATGAAGAGGTACAAGAAGAAGGTGGCCTACGTCGCCGGGACATCGGTGGTGACGGACGAGCCAAACAAGCGTGGCGAGTTCCATCTGGTGGACTGCGTCCGTTACCTGTGTTCCTACGAACCCGCCTACCACAAGCCCGAGCAGCAGGTCGAGCAGCCTTGGTGGTGGTCATGGAAAGAGAAGCGGGACAAAGCAAAGGGCACGGGCGGCGTTGTTTACTTAGCCCCAAACTCATACACCGAGACATGGGTGGCATAGCGGATGCCCGTTGATCTCTGGCGTTTCCCTCTTGTAGATCATGTTGGTCGGTGTGAACCCCGACATTTACATGGCTTTTGGAGGAGCAAATGCCAAGTTTTTCTACCCCTGACCTTATGGTCGGGGACATGGTCCTTTGGTACTCAAACCCCTTTGCACCCCAAGACCCTGTCATGGGCTGGGTGTCACGCAAGCCGGGTTCCCAGACCATAAATATCCTGTGCTGGGCGGAAAACGCTGGCTTTGTCGAGAAGCCATCCGTCCGTCACCGGGATGACCCGTTCTGGAAAGAGAACGACACTGCCGCCGCGTGGGGCAAGTGGGGTGCCTATGACCTGCACCCGAACACGAAGACCCTGAAAGAACTGGCCAGCCTGATGACCAAGCAGAAGATCGAGGCGGCCAAGAACGTCAAGAAGGAGGTGCAGTGATGAAACGTCTTCCACTTATTGCACTCGTCCTTTGTGCCTTGTCGGGTCAGGCAAACGCCAAGCCCCGCAAGACCACCGGGGTCGCCTCTAACTGCCCCTCGGGAAAGTGCCAGATCATGCCCCGCTGGAACACCAGCACGGCACAGGGGGTGGCTGAGATCATGGCCGAGCGTGGCGTCATGGCTCACCTCGGCGGGAACTCGGGATACGAAGGCGTCGGCATGGGGATGACCCCAGAGCAGGCGTTGTCCAACTGCTGCTATTCCCGCAGCGGTATGTCAGTGATCGACCAAGGCGTTGCCCGTGGTCGAGATGGCCGGTTTTACGCCTGCAAGAGATACCGTTGATGGACGAACTAGCCCCCGAACTGCCGATTGAGGGTGCCGAAGGCGGCCTGCCAGAGTTGCCAGAGGACGCCATCTCCCAAAAGAAGATGGAGGACGCCCTCAGGTCTATCTCTTCGTCTTGGCTCTCCAAGATCAAGCAGGCCGAAAAGCACAAGCGTCCTTTCAGTGAGGACGCCAAGGAGTGCATGAACTTCTATGACGGGCACGGGGACTGGTTCTGGAAGAACGGCCAAGGGGGTACGGGCAAGGAGGCCCCTATCTCCAAGATTGCCCCGCCGTCGTTCAGGTTCTGCATCAACAAGGCGTTCGAGGCCGTAAAACTGTTTGGCTCGGTTATCTATGCCCGTAACCCGGTGCGGACGGTAACCCCCAAGACCTTTCCTGTCATCCCACCCACAGCCCTAGGGATCGACCCAAGTGCCCCTCCGCAGGTTGACCCCAAGACGGGCCAGCCCATGCAGGACCCGAGGATTCAGCAGTTCATTCAGGCATCCCAGCAGATCGGGATGATCGAGGAGACAAGGCGAACTATCAGTTCTCTGGTCGAGTCCTACCTGAACTACACCCCTGTCGAGTTAAACCTAAAGGAGCATTCCCGCAGGGTTGTGGACGAGGGGATCATCAAGGGCATGGGGGTGTGGTGGACCGAACTGGTCGAACTCCCCGGTGCCGATGGCGAGGACCCAGTTGGGATTGTCGGGTCCTTTGCCGACTCGGTAGACAACCTGCTCATGGACCCGGATGCGGACGAGCAGGAGGACATCCTGTGGTGTGCCCGCCGCTGCATCCACCCCATTGACGAGGTGGCCAGAAAGTACGGGCTCAACAGGGATGACCTGAAGGGCCACTTGGAGAGCCACGTTTCCCGTTCCGCAGAAGAAGAGCGGGAGTACAAGACCAAGAAGCGTAACGGCAAGACCAATGACCTGATCGTCTACTGGAAGATTTACAGCAAGACTGGCTTTGGTCACACCCTGAAGGGGGCACCCAAAGAGTTCGCCGGGATGTTCGATTCCCTCGGGCAGAACTGTTACGTCGTGGTGGCCGAAGGGGTGGACTACCCGCTGAACTGCCCCAAAGAGATCGCCCTTGAGCCGCCGGACGAGTCTGGCCTGCCGAACACCCTGTTCACCCAGACCCGGTGGCCGATCCCGTTCTATGCCGACATTTCGTGCTGGCCTTGGACTCCGCTCCAGTTCCACCGAAAGCCCGGGTACATCTGGCCGATCAGCCATTTGAAGCCGGGTCTGGCGGAACTCAAATTCTTGAACTGGGCAATTTCCTTCCTTGCCGGACGCCTCATGGTGTCCTGCAAGACCGTGGTGGGTGTCGCCAAGGCAGCCGGGGATGACATCAAGGACCAGATTCTTAAGCACGAAGAGAACGGATTCTCGCTGCTGGAGTTGTCCGAGACCCTTGGCCGGTCGGTCAACGACATTGTGTCTGTCTTCCAGATGCCGCAGGTCACGCCAGACATATGGCAGATCATGCAGGCTGTTATGGATATGTTCGACAAAAGAGTCGGACTGACGGAACTTGTCTATGGCATGACCCGTAACCAGTTTCGTAGTGCTGCCGAGGCGCAGGTCAAGTCCGAGCAGATTTCAGTAAGACCTGATGACATGGCCAATGCACTGGAAGATGCCATGTCCATGTTGGCAAGGAAGGAGGCACTAGCAGCCCGGTGGCTCCTGAACCCCCGAGACATCGCCCCCGTGCTTGGCCCGCTTGGTGCCCAAGTGTGGGAGGAGATGATCCAGAACTTGGACATCAATGCACTGGCCCGCGAGTACGACTACAGGATTGAGGCTGGTTCTGCACGCAAGCCCAACAAGGCTGGCAGGGTCGAGCAGATGCAAATGGCCCTGCAAACCCTCGGCCCGGTCCTACAGGGCCTGATTCCGATGGGTGTTGTCGATCCGTTTAATGCCCTCATCACTGAGTGGGCCAAGAGCCTCGACATTGACTCCAAGCAGTTCCTTGTGCCCAAGCCCCCGCCGCCGCCTCCCGTGGCCCCCAACGCTTCTCCTCCGGGCGAAGGTGGACCTCCTCCCGGTGACGGCGGCGGTGGGGCACCCCAAGGGCCGCCACCTGAAGGGCCGCCACCTCAGGTCCCACGGGAGTTGAACCCGTGAGCAACCTGATTCGTGCCTTGGCTTCTTCCGGCAAGAAGACAGCCGCACCCAAGAACCCGAAGGCCCCTTCTCCGTCTGGGGTCAACCAGCAGTTTGTTCAGTCCGGCAGCCATGGTGGAGGAGGTGGAGGGTGATTAAGCCGTTCATGCCGTTCGAGATTGCCAATGCTTCCCCCGATGTTCAGCACCATTACCTGAAGGTGTTGGCTGAAGGTCACGGCGAGAAGTTTGCCGCCATGGTCGCCCTTCAGCAGCCGCCCGGCACAAAGGGCTCAGACCGGGCCTTCCAGCAGGGCAGGCTCGACGGCAACTGGCTCGATGACCTCCCCGTCCATCAGGCCAGAAGGATAGTCCGAGAGGCTAAGGCAGCAGGCATAGACATCAGCGGTAAGCAGTACATGAGCGGCTTGGCCAACAAGTTGGGGCACTGTGACCCCAAGGCATGGGTCTCCGACATTGCCGATGTGAGGCGGGTCGCCAAGGAAAGAAACCTTCAGGTCAGGGGAATCGTGGACATCGAAGCCCGCGAAGAGGCCCCCATCAGGAAAGACCTGAACCCGCGAATCGCCAAAGAACTGGCCAAGAAGGAGATTGCCAAGAACCCTTCCATGTCCATGAAGGACGCTATTGCCAAGGTCAAATCCAAGCATGTGCCTCGGTTCAAGCAGAGGGCGACATAAAAGGGGTGAGGACCCACTATGTCGTTAGTTCCACCGAGCCACCGTTCTGGCGTAGCCCAAGGCCTGAACCCAGCCGACTCCTATGAGCGGGTCGCCCAGCGGATCAGCCTTCGTCAGGACTCTGCCGAGAACTGGTCCAAGAACGATCCCGTTCTTGAATCAGGTGAGTTCGGCTACGAGATTGGCTACCCCACCGGGAAACTGAAGATCGGCACCGGCAGCACCCGCTGGTCGGAGTTGCCGTACCTCCTGTCCCGTGGTCCAGCAGGCCAGCCGGGATTACCCGGACCCGCCGGACCCCCGGGCAAAGGCATTCAGGTCAAAGGCGAGGCCGATGTTTGGCCCCCTGCTGGCGTCCCTGAGATCGGTGACCTTTGGATTCTCGGTGACCCGCTCCCCCCGACAGCACCAGCAGGATCACAGCCCGGCGACGGTTATGTCTGGACCGGCACCAAGTGGAACCCTGCTGGACCGATCCGTGGGCCAGAAGGCCCCGCTGGGCAAGACGGACAGCCCGGAACTGACGGAGTTGACGGCGAATCAGTCACTGTCTTTGAGTCAGATACCGCACCAACGGCCATCCGCACTGGAGACATCTGGATAAGGCCCGTCACCGCAGCCAATGCCGTTGAACTCAACGTGTGGAACGGAACGGCGTGGGTTCCGATTGCCGGGTCTGGCGGTTCGTCTGAGCCGCAGGTCTTCACCTCCGACACCGCACCTCCGGCTCCGGCTGGTGACGCCCTGTGGGTCAACACCGCTGACAACACCCCGGTTACGGCTGGTGGGGTGTTCACAGAAGACTCGCCCATCGTGTTTGACGGGGCCATGGTGGAGACGCAGACCGATGGCACTCCCATTGGCCTGTCCGCTGACGGGCTGACATTCCATCAGCCACTCATCACCGGGGCTATTCCTGTCCTGATTGGCGGCAAGAAGTACCTCCTCCTTGTAGCGGACGAATAATGCCAGCCCCAGACCGCCAGCCACCGACCAGAACCGATAGCACCTCTTCGTGGGCTTACACGAAGGGGCTTGTCGGTTACTACACAGATGCCGAAGTAGATCAACTGCTGGCGAACCTGCCTGCCGGCCCGGTTGACCTTAATGGGTACGCCAAGACAGAAGACCTCCCCGCAGTGTTCGAGCAGGACGCCGAGCCTACTGGCTGCAAGGACGGTGACCTGTGGCTGGCTGGCGTGGTCGCAGGCCCATTGGTTACGCGAGAGGACATTGATGCGGAGGTTGCCCGTGCCATCTCGCAGAACCCCGGCCTGACCGAGCAGCAGGTTGTGGCCCTTGTCCGTAAGACCATGTCGGGTGGCAAGGAAGTCCCGCCAGACATCAACTGGACGCCCACCACCAACGTCGCAGGCTCCGGCCTGATCGAGGCCCGCCTCCGCAACGGCCAGATCACGCTGCGGGGTGAACTCGTTTACACGAACTCGGCAACTGGCTCGTACACCGATGTTCGCGCTCTGCCAGCATCTTTCCCGAAGCCCGACGTTGCCTATCAGGGCATCTTGGTAGGCAAGGAACTTGGCGTGGCGTTCAAGCCCGTTGCCTACCAGATTAGCACCACTGGCAGGCTCTCCATCTGCCCCATCGGCGGCAAGATCACCCATGTCACGCTAGACGGAGCAACGGCTTATGTCTGATGCCAAGGCTCTCTACGTCTACAGCAATGGCCGATGGATCGGCTCCGGGGCTGGTGGTTCGCCATCGTCCATCACCATCCATGATGGCCCGATCCCGCAGCCGACCTTCCCGACCCCCAGCGGTGTCGAGGATGCCTACAAGGGTCTGGCTGACGGCCTGCACTACTACAAGGACGCCGCAACCGTCATCTCTGTCGTGAGGCAGGAGTACCAGACTACGGTAGTGGTGCAGGGTCCGATCCGCTCGGTGGCAAGGATCGTCAAGAGCAGCACGGGCCAGCCCACAACCCAGAACCCGTCCACGCTTGTCACTTGTGACTCAGACGGCAAGTGGATGCGGTTTACCAGTGCCGAACTGGATAAGCCCTTCGACAATCCCCAGATGGTTGACCTGTTCGCCCTTACCGGCGGCGGGGGTGTGGTTGACCTGTCGGACTACTGCGACCGTGCCGAATCGGATGAACGCTACGCCCGGAAGCAGGACAACGAGCAGGCTCTCCTTGCCAAGACCGCTACCGTTCAGGCTATTGGGTTTGGCGACTCCCTTCTGCCTCCGGTGGCACTCACCTACACCGATACTGGTGAAGGCTATGGCCCCCGTCTGGTCTTCACTCAGGGCTTGGTCAATGACTACCTCGTCCTAAAGTCCGACCTCGATCCGCTCAATGCACTCCTGCCAAGGGTGGAGTCGCTGGAGTCCAAGGCGGCACCGGCGGTCGATCTTTCCCCCTACGTCACCATTGTCGATGCCGATGTGCAGTACGCCCGAAAGGAAGCCGTCACGCTGCTTCAGGCGCAGGCACAGGCCATCTTCGACAGCATCTACACCCGTGCAGAGTCGGACGGCAGGTACTACACGCAGAAGCAAACCGATGACCGCTTCATGCGAATTGACCAAGCGTTCAGCAAGGCCGACTTCGACAACCAGATGGCGTTGTTCTTGTACTCCCGCAAGCAGGTCGATGACAGGCTGGCGGCTATCAACCCGCTCGGCTCACCGTCGATCAATGATCCGGCCCTAGCCACCTTCAAGCAATCGGTGCTGGATGAAGTCAAGAAGATGATGTCGGGTGGCAAGACTATCCCCGCCGATGTGCCGTGGACAAATATGGTCAACGCTGGGTCTGCCGCATCTACCCCGCAGGCAAAGGTTCTGAACGGCGTGGTTTATCTGCGAGGCGAGGTGGTGAAGTCGATAGGGTCGGGATACATCGCCAACGCTTTCCAACTTCCCGCAACGATCCCGCCACCCCCTCGGGAAATGGTGATCCCGCTGGCGTGTAAAAACACCAGCCCGGCCGGTCGCTACTACGGGTACGCAACCTTTCAGGTTAACCGGCAAGTCGGCATTTCTTGCGACAACGCACTCAACACTGTCTGGCTCGACGGCATCTCCTACCCCGCATACGAATAACCAATGCCAACGCTCAACTACTGGGACGGCGCGAACTGGGTTCCGGTCTCCACCGGAGGCGGTGGTGGCGGTACGCCCGGCCCCCAAGGCCCTGCTGGCCCGGCTGGTGCAGACGGACAGGACGGCGAGTCAATCGTGGTGGTGGAGCAGGCCACCGCTCCCAGCAATCCCAAACCCGGAACGATTTGGTTTCAACCCTAAGGAGTAAGCAGGAATGGCATCGGCAAGCATTTGGACAGGAACCGCATGGGTATCCCTCATTGGCCCCAAGGGTGACGCCGGAGTTGACGGTGCCCCCGGTGCCGATGGTACTCCCGGTGCGGACGGGGCACCCGGTGCGGACGGTGCCAAGGGTGACCCCGGCAATGACGGCGAGAGCATCGAGGTGTTCGTGCAGGCTTCGCAGCCGACGCCGACCCGGCCCGGTGCCATCTGGATCGACAACACTTGAACTGATAGGGAGCCTCAATGGCTAAGTCCGTCCAGATATTCGACGGTGCAGATTGGCACAGCCTGATCGGGCCTGAAGGCCCCAGCACGCCCAGTGCCGATCCGAACAACGCCCTCCGCACGGGCAGCGACTCCCTGCTGCACCTTGACCTGACCGGCCTGCGATCACTGCCCGATGGCCGTATTGTGCAGTTCGACCCAACTGCATTGGCCTTTGCCTTTGACACGACCTACGACGGCACTGGGGACACCACCGTCACCCTGCCGCTCCGCAATGGAACTGCGGCTCTGAATGCTGTCGTGGATTGGGGTGACGGCTCACCGCAGGAGACGGTGACCGATGACTCGCCCACGCACACTTACGCCGCCGATGGGCTGTACGTTGTCCACATTCGGGGCACGGTATCGCGCATATCCACAGCCGGTCCCATGCTGGTCGGCTGCTTGTCGTGGGGCGACACCGGACTGACTTCGCTGGCCGAAGCGTTCTCCGGTTCCTCTTTTATGAATATGCACGTTCCGGCACCGCCCCTAACCGTCACCAATATGGACGGGATGTTCAGGAACTGCCGCTCATTCAATCAACCGCTGTTCTTTAACACCTCTGCCGTCACCAGCGTGTCAGGTATTTTCAGCGGCTGCTCGTCCTTCAATCAGCCAGTGGCGTTTGACCTGTCGAATGCGACGAGCGTGTTCGGGATGTTTGAATCCTGCACCTCCATGACCGTGCGGCAGGTAATAAGTGCCCCTGTCGCTGTAAATGCGGATCGTATGTTTAGCAACTGCTCGGCCATGCGGGTCTGGCCTGCTCTGAACCTGCCCGCCGCTGAGTCCGTCCGGTTTATGTTTGAAACCTGCCTCGCGCTGTCGGGGGAAACTTCCTACTCGTTCCCCTCGGCCATCGACATGACGGCGATGTTCATAGGTTGCCGGTCGCTCGATCAATGCCCCTACATAGATGCCCCCGCTGCTACGGAAGTCAGTTCGTTGTTTAGGGAGTGCGTGTCTCTGTCTGCGGTCTTGAGCAATGAAAATGGCTTAACCCGACTGAACCTGCCTTCTTCGGAGGATTGGGGTCTTGCCTTCGAGAACTGCATCGCACTGGAGTACGCAGATTTTAGTGAGTGCGGAAGCCCCGTGCAGATGATCCAAGCCTTCAGAAACTGCCGCTCCCTCAAGACCTTTTCTGGCCTAGACACATCCCGTCTGCTCAGCATCAACGGCTGCTTCAGTGGATGCCCGGAACTTACGTCATCCGACATTGAGATCGGGCCGACGACCACCCACTTCGAGGGCATCTACGCCGGATGCGGAAAGTTCAATCAGAGGCTCACTGGCTGGACAATTGGGCCGAATGCCGTCACGCCCACAAGCCTCGGTGGAAACTTTAGCCTGCCAACGGACGCCTACAACGACACGCTGACGGATTGGAATAACCGGCGGCTGGCTCCGGTGCGATTCAAGACGCCATACGCCATTTCGTTTGGCAATTCCAAGTCCAGCGGTGCAGGCACAACTGCCAAGCAGTCCCTGATTGCCTTTGGCTGGACGATCACTGACGGAGGGACAGTCTGATGACGGAGATCGCATACCCAGAGCGGACCACCTACTTCGTGCTGCGTACCCCAGCGGGCGACCCGTTCGCTGTTGAACTCACGCCCGAGCAGGTCTTGTATGTCGGGGCCGGTGCTTCGATTGTGTGGCAGGGCGAAGACCGTGCTGAGTGGGCAAGGCAGCGGACGGCTGCTGGCGTGCCGGAATCGGAAGAGAAGAACTAGGCAGATTCGGTTCTAGGGGGAACAGCCCACACTTAGTCATGTACACAGCCCTAGACGTAATCGAATACCTGATGTCCACCACTGGCGGTGGTGCCCAAGACCAAGAGCATAGGGTCTTGCGTCAGGCCTTGTTTCATGCCTACCGGGATCTGGTATCGGTTAGGGATTGGCGGTGGTATCACGCCTCTGAGCAACTGGAGTTGCCCAACGCCGAGGACATCACCCTCCACACCCTGCCTTGGGGAGTGCAGTCGGTTGACTCGATTCAACTGCGTGAGCCCCACCTTCTGGCAGAGTACGTTGACCCCACTGAATGGGACAGGCTCACGAACTCGCCCTACCGGCAACTCGTCAGGCTGGTGTGGACCATAGCCCCATCCAAGACGTTCCCAGATCGGTTCGACCTGAAAATCTTGAACGGCTACAGGTACGGGCAGACCTGTATGCTCACCTACCGCCGCAGGCCAAAAGACCTGAGATGCACCGGGTGGGAGCCTTCCAGCAGGTCCGGCACTCTGGACTGGGCTGACGGCGAGGCTGTTGGCACTGGCACCCAGTTTAACAACCAGATGCTCGGCTCCATCCTCCGGGCGTCTGGCGACAGTGCCTACCACCCAGAGTCCCTTGCCGGAATGCACCCATTTCGAGATGAGGGCATGGTCATAGGAGTTGAAAGCCCAACCAAACTATCCGTCTGGTCTCCTGTGTCCGGTGTTGCCCACGCCAATACCAAGTACGTCGTGACCGACTATCTGGACATTTCACCGAATATGTACACGGCCCTTCTTTCAGGGTCTGAAGTGTGGGTTTCGCGGCTTTTGGGCAAGAATATCGAAGGCGCAACCGGCATTTACGGAAGGGACCTTCGCCTTGCTTTTGAGCAGGACGCCATGGCTCCGCTGTCTGGAAGGCGTAACAACGGAAGCCACTACTACAACTTCTGGTATCTCCGTCCGGGCACTGACGGTGGGTCCGGTGGTGGTGGGCATGGCGGTCCTACAGGCCAATGCCCATTGAAGCCCAGTGTGTCTGGCGGCAATGCTTCTAACTCTGGCACCGAAGTCTGGGATGGCGGCAGTGCCAGCACGGTCTTCGGAGCCTGCGGATGATTCGCATAAGCAAATGGCCGGGCTGGGTCTCGAATGCCTCGCCCTACATCCTGCCCGCTGGCGGTGCCGTTGAGCAGGTGAACGCCACCAGCCTGCCCCCGGGCCAGTTGTCTGTCAGGGGCGGCATGATGCCCGTGGCTACCGAAGGGCCGCAGGTGGCCACTGGCGGGGCTCTGCTGGAACTGTGGGGCTACAGCACCGGGTCGAACCAGACGGAGATCGTCTTTGCGTTCACCGATGCCGGGGAGATCGTCCAGTTTGTTAGTCCCAGCATTGAATACACAGACCCCACCCCCGGCCTTATTTAACCATGGCTTTCACAGGCGAACACACAGTCGCTTTTTCCCAAGGGCGGCGAAACGAGGTCTACGTCTACCAAGGCTATGGCAACAGGGGGATGGTCTATAGCCCAAGCCTGAAGGCTTGGCGGGAGGTGGGAATGGATGCCCCCACCGCTTCTCCAAACATCTCCATAAACACCACCCCAACTTATTACGTCGCCCGGATCGACATTGAGGGCGAGGGGTCTGGGTACAACAAGCCGCCCAAGATCGTCATTACCCCCATCGGGCCAGCCCCAACGGAGCCCGCCGAGGCCATCTCCAGAATCCGGGGAGGGGCGGTTAATGAAATAGACGTAACTAAATATGGCAAAGGGTACAGCCAGACCCCGTGCGTCAGGGTGGTCAGCGACGATCTGGACCCGGCAGTTGGCACCGGGGCCGAGGTCAGCGTCACGCTGGACGGAGCCGACACAGGCGGCGACCCAAGGACAGGCATCGTCTACTGGGAGGTCGAGCAGGGCGAGACAAGCCTTCGCCTGTATTGCCGCGACGGGATAACTCAAGTCAGCGACACCCAGAATAGGCCGGGGTTTACGGTCAGTTACTACACGGGCACTGGCTCTGGCGGCACCGGGACGGGGGCCACGGTCAAGATCAATGCCTTTGGCGTCATCTGGCGTCAGGGGTCCGAAATGGTCAACGAAGACCCGTGTGCGACCGGCTCCGGCATTAAGCGTGCCCAAGCACCAGACGTTGAGGTCGAGTCATTCGGCTCCGGGTACTCGCCATCTGACGAGGTCACGCTGATTCTGGAGAGAGCCCCGTGCGGGCTCACCCCGCCCAACCCATGCAAGTTAGTGATTAAGGGGTATACGCTTGGCCACCCCAAGTGCCCGAATGAGTCGAGCCTGACCTCACTGAATCCATGGCGTTCACGCAAGGTAACGGGGATTTCAGTAACTAACCCCGGCTCCATGTACCTTCGTGCCCCAGAAGTGGACGCCGGTTCGTTCGGGACTCTTACTGCTACGTCCAACTGCTCAGGCGAGGTGACCGGGGTTACGGACGCAGACAAGGCACTGATCGGAACCACGGTTCTGTTCCCGCCCGGCCTTTCAGTAAGGGGGAGCACCGAGGCAAAGGCCACGGCGATAGTGCGTGCCACTCTTAGGGGCACTTACCAGTGCTACTACCGATACGTCAACGACACCGTCCCAGAAGAAGAAGGCGGCCCCCTGTACTCCAGCCTGTCCCCCGTCACCGAGGTTGACTGCGGAGACGGGGCTTCTGAACTGACATGGAGTTACGCAAGCCCTCCAAGTGGGTTTTCGGTGGAACTGTGGCGAACGACAAGCAATCAAGCCACCACGCTGTTCCGGGTTGCCAAGATCGGCGGCGGCGACTCTTTCGGCAGCACCACTGACACGCTTTCCGATTGGGAACTGGTCGATGCCGACCGGGATGGGTTTCAGGTCATGCCAATCCTGCTTCCAAACGGCGAACTGAACGCCAATAGGTTTGGGGTTCCTCCATCCAACTTTGCCGTTGGGGTCATGTTTCAGGACCGTATGTGGATGGGAGTGGACACGACCGGCAAGGAGCCAAACACGCTCCGGCTCTCGGAGGCCGATGAGCCGGAGTCGATGCCGGATGTCAACGAGATCATCCTCCAGAGCAACCTTCGGTCCACGGACTACCTGACTGCCCTGATCCCGTATGCCGGGGCCATGATCTGCTGCCAGTCACGGCACAGCCACAGGCTCACCTACGTCTCGCAGCCGCTGATCGACGCCGCCGTGTTCCTGCTTGCCTACAGGGGCTGCATCAACCAGCGGTGCTGGGACATCTACGAGGGCGTCATCTACGCCATGGACTCTCAAGGCGTTTACTCCATGAACGCTCAGGGCAATGTCGAGAACCTGTCCTTAGGCCTAGACAACCTCTGGCAGGGCGAGATTGATATGTCCCTGCGTGAGTGGTTCATGGTGCGTGCCGACAGGAAGTTAAACGTCCTGCGGGTCAACATTGCCCTCAAAGGCGACGGCTCCCAGAAATACCCAACCCGCCAACTGGTCTATTCCTTTGACTACAAGTCGTGGTGGGAAGAGCGATACCCCACTGAACTGACGGCTGGGGCTGATTGCCGGACGGATGACGGCGAACTGGCTCTTGTTTACGGCACCTCCCGTGGGGCACTCAGGCAACTTTCGTCTGGCCTGACCGATCTGGCCGACGATTCTGTCAGCAGCGTGACCATCACTGATCGCGGTCGCGGCTACCGGAAACCCCCCAAGATCACAGCCCCCGGCGGGCATGGGGCAGAGTTCGAGGCTGGCATCAACCCGGATGGCGAGATCACCGGCATCGTCATCAAGCACCCCGGCACCGGGTACAGCCCCGGCCCGCTTACGATTGAGCCCCCTGAATCTGGCGGCAGGCAGGCAGTGGCATCGTTCACTGTGGGCAGCGGCTCTGCTCCGGTCCACTGGTCGTTCCGCTCGGGCTGTTTTGAGTACGTCACCGATGCACAGGACAAGAAGGGCGGCGAAACCCAGTCCCGGCACTGCTCGGTGACTTACCAGCCCACCACGGGGGATTGCGAGTTACGGCTTCAGGGCTTTTACAACAACGCCAAGTACCCACGCAGCAATGTGGTCAGGCGTGACCGTGGGGCCGGATTCGTCCACTCCGATGAAATCCCCGCCGCCGTGTTGAATATGAAGTCTACTCCTCAACAAGATGCCGAGGCCCACGGTGTGGCACGGGCACTTTTCGCAGGAAGAGTGCTTGATGACATGACCGGCTCCGACCGCCATGTCAGCATTGCCCTTTCTGGAAAACAGGATGGGTCCGGGCCTGTGTCTATCCATCAAGTCGATGTGTATGGCGTCAACAGCAAGGGAGGCGAATAGTGTTCTCCCGTCAGGCACCGTCGATCCATACGGCCCTCTGGCAAGGCGGTTTGTCTCCGGCTCAAGCCAGCGAGGTGCAGAACCTTGTTGGCCAGTGCCGGGCCACGCTTGTGCATCGCGGCCCCATCTCGGTGGACCCAACCACACCGTCCATGCGGCTGATTGACCCAGAATCAGCAAAGACCAAGTTCCCGCAGATCGGTGACTTGCTGCCACCGGAACACAAGAAGAAGCCACCCAAGAACGTACCCCCAGAGGAGAAGCCGCAACCGCAGCCGCAGCCCATACTCCCAGAGCCAGAGCCGGTTGGCCCCGCAGGTCCAGAAGCCGACAACAAAGGCAAGAACCTGAAGGCTGGGGACTACATCGAGATCAAGAACGAAGAGATTCACCTGAAGCACAAAGACTTCAGGGACGGCAAGCACTGCATTTTCAACAACGGGTTTGTCCGGGGCGTTGCGTTCAAAGCACAAGAAACCAGCACTGAAAACGATGGCGACCAAGTCAACGGCAACCATATCGTCGTGGAGTGGCTGGATAACCGCCCCAACGAGACCATTCTTGAGTACGGCTTGAAGAACCTTAAGGCAATCAGGGTTGTCACGGGCGTCGATTTCTACCCAAACGGCGTCCCGGGTGAGACCGGAACTGAGCCCGTTTTTAGATTCACCAACACTCCGGTGCTGGCGTGGCTGGGAGAAGGGCTGCCCGGGTACTACGACGTTCCGCTGGCCAAGTGCAAGACCACCACCGGGGGTACTGGGCCTTGAGGATCGTTGCCACCGCAGAAGGCCTGCTCCTTGACGATACCGGCCTGTCCATCAACGAAGGCCAGCAGCAGAACGGCTCGTTTGTGGCTGATTGTGTGTGCTGCACGCCCGAAAAATGGTTCTGCGTTTATGTCTCAACCAATCCCGCACAAGGTTCATCGTGCGTTCGTGAAAAAGATGTCGTAGACCCGACGTTGATTGTGTCTGGCCCGCACGCCAATGAGGCAGCCTGCGTGGCTTCTGGGTGCGGTGGTTCCTTTAGTTACTACTGCAAGGAAGAGACATCTACCTGCGAGCCTTGCTGTCCGTGGTGGCTTGTTGGTGCTGGATGCGACCCTACGGTTGTGCCCTACTGCCCGCCATTTCAGGCTTCTTACCCTAGTTGGAGTGCGTGCCAAGACGAGTGCAACACTGCCGGGGCTTGCTGCCAGACAACGTACACACCGTGTGAGCCCGGCTCCTGCGAGAACTGCGATTCGTACTGGACACTGAACCGAGGTGTGCCGGAGTTGGTGCAGCCCGACCCCGATGTGACGCTGCTTGTCACCGATGGTTGCGGGGTTTATGCGGGCAGTCCCTCCAGCCCACCGTTCTGCACAGGCGATCCTGTTGGGTGGGCAACAAAAGAACTGGCTGTTGGCAAAGGCTCGATCATCACGGGCGGCTGCTTCAACTCGGCCACTAAAAGTGCGTGCGATGCGGTAGGCGGGACTTGGATTGCTGGGAAAAAATGCTCCGAGGCTCCATGCCCCGGAGACTGCTATGGGTCCGGCAATCCCACTCAATGTTCAGGAGATGGCCCGGACCCTGCCGATGGCTGCCAAGGCAACATCTTCTGCTCACCGGCCATCACATCGGCTACCGTCGCCATCCAAGGGGCAGAGTTGTTTAAGAATGGCGACGGCACGCCGGTTTCTCCAGAGTTGCAGCCACTGGTCGATGCAGTTAACAGGGCCTTTGTGTTGCGGCCCCGCGTGCCCGGATCGTGCCAACTCGATGAAGTAAATGTCCCCGTAGAAATTGATGGCTTCCCGGGCAGTCCATTTGGCGTGCTGGTGCGTCTTTTTCTGAACGATGACGGAGTTTCGTACTGCCGATTGCTGGAAGTGATAGTCCGCCCGTCCTTGAGCGGGATAGGGAACTCAGGCTCTTCAACTCCCGAACGAATCTGCACGCCACTTGAAAAGACTTACCTTTCAGACTGTTCGTGTTTTTTGTACTACAAGTGCAGGGGGAATTACTCGACCCCGATGACCGGGGCGGGAGGAGGGGGTTTTGTCAACTTTGGCACCGCCACAGTCAGCGTCACCATCGCCTAGTCTCCTGTGTGACTTTGTGTCTGGCGGGGCAGGCATCGTCTGCCGCCGATGCGGATTCACGATGCAGTGGCAGGGCGGCGTCATGCCCTACGCCAACTGCACCCCGCCAGCACCTCCAGCAGGGGCCGGGACGGAACTCAAGAAACTGCTTGGCCTAATAGGCATCAAGGCCACACCAAACTGCAAGTGCAACGCCAGAGCCCGGCGAATGGACCTAGAGGGCATCCAGTGGTGCAAGGACAACGTGGAATTGATCTCAGGCTGGCTGGCAGAGGAATCGGCAAATAGGGGGCTCCCGTACATCGCTTTGGCCGGAAGAAGGCTAATTAAGTTCGCCATTCGCAAGGCAGAAAAAGATCCCAATGCCAAACCATAAAGAAACATTCCCCAATTTGATTGGCTAGTCGGCAAGGCAATGTCTAGCCGGGCGTAGGTCCAATGCCTCGGCAGACGCCGGACCCGACATAAATACCGTGGCCCCACAGAGGAACAAGTAATGGCATACGCATACTCAGCAGGCATTCTTCAGCCCACGGACGCCCGCTCCTACCAGTGGGCAGGCAGCCAAGTGGGGCGCGATGTCGGCATGGCCCATGAGTCCTATTACGCGGACCCTTACGGTGCTGCCAACCAGCGACAGGTTGAGGCCAACTACCAGCAGCGGCTTCAGCAGGAAGAGGCAAATCGCCAGCAGGCCATGGCCGAGCAGCAGATGCGGGAGCAGTGGGAGGAGCAGAAGAAGAACAACGAGGCAGCACGGCAGTCTCAGTTGAATAAGTCCAAAGCATTCCAGTCCATGGCTCTTGGGGGCTTTGGCGGCGGCGAGTTCGGATCAACCCAAACGCAGTCTCCGAGCGTCAGCCTGTACTCCAGCAGCGGAAACAAGATTGGTGGTTCGTTCGCTCCGTTTAAGGGGAGCCTCCTCGGGTGAACTCGAACCAGCCAGCCTTCGGGTTCCCTAAGCCCCCGCAGGGAGGGGCCGGGTTCGGCTACAAGACCGGCATGAACGCCGACCGGCAGGCCATCAACACCGGCCACGCCACTGGCAGACTGAACAAAGAGTCTGCGTTTACCCCTAAGTTCGGCTCCCCTACCGGCAGGCAGGGGGCAGCAGACTTGGTCAAGTCCCAGCAGGTGAACGACCAGTCCCAGTTGCGTCGTGGGATCGAGACCGCCAACGCCCAGTCTGGGCTGGAGAACCAAGTTTCACGGTCTGAACTTATGCAGGCTGGCCTGTCTAACCAAGCCAAGATTTACGCCGACATGACCTCTCGGGCCACTGACCAGATCAGTCTGGCTGCCCAACTTCAGCAGGCCATGATCCGCAACCGGGCCGCCCTGATGACGGCCTTAATCGGAGAGGCTGGGGCATGATCGGCAGCAACATGAGCCTCAGTCCGTCCGGCTCCACGCCATCGCCGTTCCCTGTGCAGAAGTCACAGCCAAGCCCCTTTGGGCAGGCGGGATATACAGGCCAGTCCACCATCAAGAAGCCCAACTACTTGAGCATGGACACGACCGAAGACGCGGTCAACAACGTCATGGCCAAGGGTTACCAGCAGGGGGACGGCCGCTTTCAGATGAAGCAACTGGACCGTGCCGGAATCTCCCGTGGCCGTGGCCAGCAGTTCGTTGCCGGTCAGGAGGGGGCTCAGGCTGTTGGTGAGGCTGCCAACAAATCCGCCGAGATGCGGGTGCAGGACATGGCCGCCAACTCCAAGATGCGGTCTGACTACGAAAAGGCCCGCGAACAAGAAGCCCAGCAGATGGCCATGATCCAGCACGCCCGATCCCAGACGGACTGGACGAGGCAGTTTGCAGAGCAGTCCGCTGCCGCCCAAATCAAGATGGCCCAGCAGCAGGCTAAGTTGCAGTTGATGATGGCCCTAATGAAGAAGGATTGAGATGTCTCACGTTCCAGTTGGACTCGACCTTGATGACCTGACCCCCAAGCAACTCAGGCAAATCCTGAGGGGCTCGATGCGGGCGTCCATGCCCAAGGGCAAGAAGGAAGAGAAAGAGAGCGACGAGGAGTCCGACGAAGAGGCGAAGGAGAACGATGATCTCGTTGACCTTCACCGGGAGAAGGGCGACAGCAAGCCCCCCAAGGTGAGCAAAGACGATATGCCCAAGGGCGTGACCTTCCCTGAAGAAGAGGAGGAAGAAGAGCCCAAGATCGCCAGCAACAAGAGGTTCAAGAAGTAATGGGCACGACTCCAAAACTGTCTGGTTCCAAGGCTGCCAAGGGTGTTGCTGCTGGTGTTAAGGCCGCAAACCCCACCAATGCCGCTTCGCTGGGCCGCATCTTGGGGATGGCCCGGGGAAAGACCAAGGCGGCTGATTCGGCCCGTCGCGTCGATGTCATGCTGGGCATGGCTACCGGCAGCGATGAGAGCCGGGCTGCCCTGAAGAAAGTCTGGGACGGCCTCGACGGCACACAGAAAGAAGCCCTCGTCAAGGAGTTGGTGGCGGCCAGCCCGCACCCCGTTCACCGCACCGGCATCAACCCGGAGACCGGCAAGGCGGCTTACTCCGATGACGTTAAGCGGGTTTTCGAGGTCTTTCGTAGCGGAACCCTCAAGAACGCCGACACGCTCAATGATGCCAATGCTGGCGTGGTCCGGGTCGAAACACAGGACGGCGGCAAGCCCGGCAAGGGTGTTCGCGTAAAGTCCCATGAGCCTGCCGTAGAGGACATGGACCCGATCAACACTCGGGCTACATCTGCTGACGCCCCCGAGGGGGCTATGGCCATGGAGGCTCCGGGCGAACTGGACGAGCCGTCCGGGCTGGCGAGGCCGCCTCTCCCCAAGGGGCTTGACCCCAAGGCCCGTGGAATCAAAGACCCCAATAGCGGTAGCGGAAAGAACCAGAGCCGGTCATCCATTGAGACCCGGACTGCACTCGATGCCGGTGATGCCACCGTCGATATGGTTGAAACTCCCAACGGCAAAGTCCCTGTTCGCTCTGTCGATCAGGGAACTGGCAGGCGGGACGTAGAGTCTTTCACCCGCATGAAGCATGGCGAGGCCTACGAGGCGGCAGTCGAGGCCAACATCAAGTTCCAGAGGGAAACCCTGCTGGGCTTGTTCGGGTCGGACAAGGGCATTGCCGAGGCTATTGCGAAAGCCAACGACGGCGACGAAGCCATCCTGAAGCAGTTTGAGATGGTCAGGGAGATGGCCAACAAGGAGGCCCCGGTCCCTAAGAAGCCATACCCATCCAGCAACGACCTTGCCGGTACTAAGTCCCCGCAGGATGCCTTCGACCAGTACGTCCAAGACTTGGCTTTTGGCAATCCGACCTCCGCTGTTTACACCCCAAAGCGGTCAGGGCATCCGACCACTGAGGCTGCGGCACTCAAGGGCGGCGACAACGACTCTTTGATGAACGCTTGGAAACTTCTCCAAGACGGCGGCAAGGCCTCTAAACTGCCGCCCCAGCAGGTGTTCACAAGTGCCCGCGAAATGGCCGAAGTTCTGGTTCGCAATGCCAACCAGTCCATGTTCGACACCATGCCGGTCACGGCTAACCAGCGGTCCATGGCCCAGATCGGTCTCTCGGTCAACAAGAACAGCGACAAGTTCGCCAAGCAGGTGGCCAAGGAATACTCCCCGGACGCACCCTACACACAGGCAGACAGGGCAGTCACCCGGGATCAGGCCATTGAGCGGCTGACCAAGCAGATCGAGTCACGGCTGGGTACGCAGTGGGGGGAAGACTACAAGCCCGGTGCCACCCGGATTGTGGAGACCGCCGACGATTACCGTCCCGCCCGGCTTGATAAAGAAGACTTGGAGTTGTACCCGGCCCCAGAGTCTCGGATGCCAAGTGAGCCGGTCAGCACGACCCAAGACCCGGCCAACGTGCCGATGGAAGGTGGGGTCCCCAACAAGGCTGGCAAGCATGAACTAGGATCGTTTGAGGAAAGGATGGCAAGGTACGAGCAGGATAGCGAACGCCTGCTTCGTGAAACCCGCAATAAAACAGCCTCTCAGGCGTATCAGGACAGCGACCGATACGTCAAGACTCCGGTGAGGCCGCGATCCGATCAGGACTTTTCCCGGTCAGTCGATCAAGACTCGATTGACGGCGAAACCGCAGGGCAACTTGCCGGAGAAGATACGTTCACCAAGGACGAGGTCCTGAAGAACTGGGACGGCAAACTGCCCGAGCCCCGCAAGGCCGATGAAGCAGTCGAAGTCGATGAGCCGGAGGTTGGCCCTCGCCCGATGACGAGCAGGGACTCGGCTGATGACTGGCATAAGGAGACTTACCGCAACTACAAGGACGGAAAGCCCACCAAGAGCAGCAGTTACGAAGACGAGTTTGCCGCCTACAACGCCCGCAACCGGAACCTCACACCGGATGAAGTCACCCGGCGTGAGGCACTGGCTGCCGAAAGGTCGCGGTTCTTCCCTGACAGCCTGACGAACGAGCGGACATCGGACCTGCTTCGCCAGATTGACGAGGTGAACGAACGCCTCGGTGAGGTGCCGCCTGAAATCTCCAAAATCTATGACCAACTTGAGGCCGAGGGCATTACCCCGTCTCAGGCCACGGCCCTTAGGGATCAACTTAAGGAACTGAACGCCCAGCACGTTCGGTCCAAGGCCGATGACTACTCCCTCTTGGATGACCTGAAAGAGCGTCTTGCCAAGGCCCGGCACACCGATGCTCTCACCGGCATCCAGTCGGCCAGAACCCCGCCCCTTGGTGGCCGGGTTGGCAAGAACAAGGGCAAGGCGGCAGAGACCACCAGCAATATCAACCTCGGGGAGGACGATGCCCCGGCTATCTCTAACCGTCCGGGCACCGAGCAGCCCACGGTTAATCCCGCCCCTGCCAAGGCAGAGCCTGAACACCCGGTCATTTCTGGCAAGGCCGACGCCGAGCAGGTTGTCTCTGTCTTTACCGGCAACGGCAGCCAGAAGCAGTTGCAGGCAGCCATCGAGCAGATGCGGCAACTGGAGTCTCGCGGTAAGGCCCTGTCGGGAACCGACGCCGAACTGTGGGAAGCCGAGGTTGTGGCCCCCATGCGGTCAGCCCTAGAAGAGCGGGTTCGCCGTTCCGCTGCACCGCCCAAGACCCCGAAGGCAAAGCCCGAGAAAGCACCCCCGGCAGAGCCGCCCGTGGACCCGGGGACTGGTCTGGTCGCCACTGGTCCGGGCAACGCAGCGGACGGGATGCCCAACTTCCGCAGGTCCGCTGAAGATGCCGTCGATGCCGACCCGGTTGACCCCGGCACTGGCATGGCAGCAGTGGGCCGGAGCAGCCCGGCAGATGACGCCGATGCCGGAAGGCCCATCGACGCAGTTGAGAGTTCCAGCACCCCTCTGGATGAAGACATCATCGACGCCGAGTTTGAGGTGAAGGATGGGCCAGATGCAGCAGCCAAGGCCGCACCAGAAGCAGAGGCCGCAGCCAAGGCAGATGCAGAGAAGGCACCGGAAGACGCCGAGGCTAAGAGGCTGACAGAAGAGTCGGAGACAATTCCGAAGGATGCCGGAAGCCCAGAGACCAAGACCGATGTTCCTGCCGATGGGGCCGTAAAGCCAGCACCAAGAACTTGGCTTGGCTCACTTGGAGGTGCCGCCAAAGATGTTGTCACTTACCCGTTCAGGCATCCGTACAAGACCGCCTTGGGGTTGGGTGCCCTTGCCCTTCATCAGATGGCAGCCAACGACACCTCCACCGATCCGTCAGTTGGGAATGGATGGCCGGGTGGTGCCGATGGCAGACCGACCATGGGTCAGGCCCCGAGTTCGGGTGACGGGATGGGGGTTGGTGCCGCACAATATGACGGCCCGCTGTCGCCCGAAGACCGCATCCGGCTCTTGCGGAGCCAGCACTACATCCCGCAGGGCACCCCCCAAACCTTCTTCCAGTGGAGATAGCGATGAATCAGAACTATGGATGGCCGCAGCCGACGCCCGTGCCCCCGTCACGGTGGAGGCCAAGCCCCGCCACTATGCCCATGCCGGAGGTGTTTGACGCTGCGCAGTCCATTGAGCGGATTCGTGTAGCCCAGCAGCAAGCCGCCGAGCAGCAGGCGGCAGCACAGCAGCAGCAAGGCCAGTTTGCCGATCAGGTTTTAGAGGCCACTGGTCAGTTCGCTGCGGACAGGGAAGCCGAGGCAAACGCAGCAGCCGCAGCACAGGGCAACAGGTTGCTCCATGCCGGGCAGTTTGACAGCGTTGCCGGGCCGGGCGAGTCGCCAGTGAATCCTTTAGAGATGGGTGCGTTTCACGGAAACGGTCACCCATTCCTGCCCCCCGAACACTTCGAGGCATGGCGGGCACCCGGGGCACTGACCAAAGCCCAGAAGGACACACGGGCTGGCGTCAGGGGCTACCGTAATTTGCAGGCCGGGCGGTTCGACAACGTGCAGGGCGATGGCCGGGCCAACTTCAATCCGCTGGCCATGAACAGGCAGTCGCAGCAAGAGCCGCTGAACCCAGAGTTTGAGCCTTGGCGTTCTCCGGGTGCCCTTACCCAAGATCAGTTTGCTTCCCAGTTGGCTAGACAGACCGAACTGGACCCGACCTCGATGCTTCCTCAGGAGCCCGAACTCCCGATGGGGGCCAGCATTGACGTAGGGGATGCACGACGGTCGAAGGACAAGGCCGCCGGAGATGCCGTTGTTCAAGACCAGCGGCAGGCACAGGGCAACTCGTTTCCTGTTGGCACTGCACCCAATCCGGTCGCCCCACGGATGGAACTGCCGCCGGAAATCCCCAATGCCAGCAATGCGTCCGGTGGAAGGCGTGCCGCTGCAACTGCCCAGCGTGAACGGCAGGCAGGGCGTAAAGGCCCCGGCGGTGGATGGGCCGACCCGGCTGGCACCAAGCCGCTTCCGGGCGAAGAGACCCTGCCCCCGACTGTGGCCGAGTGGAGCCAGCAGAACGGCGGCAGCACGGCCAAACTTGAGCGGGCCTACCAGATCGAAAGCGATGCCGGTCTCATTGGCGATATGCACTTTGGTGAATGGCTCCAGCACAAAGGGCTGAAGCCAAACATGAGGCCTGAAGAGGCCGGTGCCAAGATGGACGAGATCGTGGCAGAGAGCCTAATCAACCACCCGGACGGCGATCCGCTGGGCCGTGGCTGGAAGGACAACCGAGTCAACGAAGACGATGACTCCATCCTTGCCGGTCGAAAGGGCGTGCCGGACGGAATCCCGCTGGACCTGATGACCCCCGAGCAGAAGGCCAAGATTGCCTACGACGTTGACGGAACTCCCCGCACCGCACGCGGCGGCTATTACGTCTGGGATCAGACCGCTGGCGAGAACGGTGCCTATGTCCCGAGGGGGATGACCCAAGACAACATGGCGGCTGCCCGCAAGGCACAGGCAGAGGGCAACTACCGCAAGGAAGCCATGCTCTACGGGATAGACATTCATGCCTATGGCGACAACGACGCCATGCTGAAGGCTGATGTTGCCCGTGAGCGGAAGCGTCACGAACGCATGGCTTCTTCCGGGTACGAAGCGTCTGACGTTGCTGGCGGTGGCACACGCTACAAGCCCGGTGCAGAACTCCGCTACAAGGAAGATATGCGGAACCGGGATCAGTCCATTCGGACCCTGACCAAACGCTGGGCCAAGGAGATGAAGGACTCTGGGGTCTCTGGAAAGGACCTTGAGAACCTGTATATGTCTGCCTACCAGCGGGCGGCTCAGGCCGGTCACCAGAACCCGCACGCTGCTGCCATGCAGGAACTGAACAGCGAACAACTCAATGGCTTCCGGCTCCGCAAAGAGCAGAACGTCGCCCTTGCTGTCCAGCAGGATCGAGACCAGTACAACCGCTCGGTTCGGTTCGGCATCCCCAAGGCTATTGTGACCGGGCTGGACGGGGTCAGTAGTGCAACCACGGCCCAAGACAAAGCCAACGCCTTTATGGTGATGCACGCCCAGCAGCCGATGATGGGCTGGGACAAGATGGCAGCCATGCTTGTTCGTGGGGACATGGACGCAGCCGCTTTGGATAGGTGGATTGCTGGCACCGTTGGACAGGCCAAAGACCCGGGCAAGAAGCACCGGGAGAACATCAATTCCGTTTCGTCCAAGCCGGTAGGCGACACGACGTTTGCAGAGTGGGGCACGCTTGCCCAACAGCAACTCGGCCCCGGAGCAAAGCCCGAGCATGTGCGGGCGTTGCATGTCCAGATTGCCCAGCCTCAGGCCGCAGAGATTGTCCAGAGGAACGGCCAGCCCACGCCAGAAGAAATCAACTACGTTCGCCAGTGTACGAGCGACATGGACTACACCACGTTCTGCCACTACACGGGCATTAACGCCAAGGACCCGGCCAGCCGGGCCAAGTACACCAACATCACCGGCAAGCCGCCGGGGATTCAGTTGCCCACCTTTAGCGATGTCGTTGGCTTTTTTAGCGGCGGGGCTGGCAACACAGCACAGGCTTCTCCCAATCCCGCTAAGTAGCCATGTTTGAAGAACTGGGCGGCTACACTCCGGTTCAGTCAGCCCGTCAGGCTAGGCGGTCCCCCATTGGCACTGGGGTACTGCCCGGCCTCTACTCCGGGCTAGACGAGCAGGTCTCTGCCACGGGCATACCCCTAGAGGAACGGGACGAACTCCTGTCCCAACTGGACGAGAAAGCCCCGCAGTTCAGCAGCACGCTGTTCAATGCCATAAATGCCCCTACCTCTTGGGCATTGGACATCCTGACCGGGAAGCCGCTCGGTTCTAAGACCACCGGAGAACAGGCCCTTGAGGGCATGGGGCTCCTTCCCAGCAAGCAGGCACTAGGCGGATGGGGCAGGCCGCTCCTTGGGGCTGGCTTGGAGATGGCGATTGACCCACTCAACCTCATCACGTTCGGAGCCGGTGCAGTTAATAAGGCAGCCCGTGCAGCCAAGGCCGCCAACATATTTGACGATGTCCAGAGGGTTGCGTCTCGTCGCCTGATCAATACCGGCGGTGATCTTGGGAAGTTCGGAGAGAACGCCCTAGACGCATTCAAGAGGAACTTTGACGGCATCGGCCTGAACGATCTGACCGATGGCGACCTTGCCGCCCGGCCCCTTGTCGGCCCTCGGCAGGCGGCCCGGACCACCACACTGGACGATCTGGTTAAGGCCCGTCCGGCTGCGGATCAGGCTGCGGCTATCAAGGACATCAACGACTACCTCTATAGGTCTGGCGGCACCTACTCCGACGTTGCCAACCAGACGCTGGGTGGAGACATCGGGTTCAGGCTTCCCCTGTCCGACACCTCTACCGTGTTCAACCTGCCGGGCGGTGAGGTGATCGGCAAACAGTTGGACCGTGTGGGGCAGGCCATGCGGTGGAGCGGGCCGGGCAGACACCTTGTTTCCACGTTCGACAACAGCGTTCGAGGAACTGTTGACGAGGGCGACCAGATTCTGGCCAAGCAGTTGTCAAGGGCAGATGCAGCCGGTGAGGCGGTGGCCGCTGACAAAGTAGCCAACATGATGCTGGACTACCCAGAGCAGCATCTGAATGCCAACACCAGCCAGACCCTGCGAAAAGTGATCGAGAATGTAGCCACCCCGGCAGAGCGGCAGTTCATCCAAAGCGTCCCTGCCCTTCAGAAGTTTGTGGACAACTGGGCCAGTGAAGCCCGGGACTACATCACCAAAAGCCGCAAGGCGGGGATCGGGTCGGCTGAACTCATGGACAAGTGGGGAACTCAGTATTTCCCCCGCAGCATAGACAACCTGAGTTTCGAGCAGCGGGTTCGCGGGCAGGTGTCAGGCGGCAAGAACTACTCGGTCACGACCGGAGACCAGTTGGCCAGAGACAAGGCCTATCACGTTCCGGGCGGGTCGGACACGATCAACGAACTGAGCCTTGACCCCAATGTCGCGGGGCCGGGTCGGTCGATTGCCACCGATGCCGAGGCTGCCAAGTACATCAAGCGAAAGTTGGACGCCAAGGCTGCCCAGATGTTCCCGAGCGGACGGCTGCCCAACGGCAAGCCAGCCAGATACAACCTGCGTCACGCCCAGAAACTGGCCCGCCTGCTCAACCAGATTGACCCTAAAGCAATAGAGAAGAAGTACCCGCTGTTCGGGGCGCACGTTGCCGAGGATGCCGCCCGCTACATGACGGGCCGAGAGCGTGCCTTCAAGCGTGCGGATGTCCTCTATGACGTTCTTGCAAGCCGTGCCAAGCGGAACAACTACCTAGACGCCTCTGGCCAGATGCCGATCAAGCAGGCCATGCAGAACCTGAAACTCAAGACCTACACGGAGATTGGCCCCATGCTTCCGGGCGTCAGCCGGAAGGTCGAGGGTGCGGCTGCCAATCTGTTGCAGCGTCTTCAGCAGCGGGGCGGGTTCTCCGGCGTGGCACTCAACGAACTCAAGGACATCTCCATAGACAAGCGGCTCATGGAGAGGCTGAACAGGATCGCGGACTTCTATCATCAGCCCGAAGTCCATAACAAGTTCCTGCAAGCCATAGACAACATCACCAAGTTATGGAAAGGAAGCATACTTGCGTGGCCTGCCCGGTTCACTAGGGACTGGTACTCAGGTATGTTCTCTAACCTGCTGGAAGTTGGCAGCCCTTCAGACCTGATGCGTGGCTATGCGGGTGCCAAGTACGTCTTGCAGGGGCAGTGGGACCGAGCAGACAAAGTCGTGTCGCTGATGCCCCGCTACGCCAACATGGCACCGGACCAAAGGCGGCGGGCCTTCTTGGGTGACCTTGCCGCCAGCGGGCTGCTTCGGGGCCGCAGGATCACAGACCTTGGTGGCGAGGCAGCATCGAGGGCTTCCGGTCGGGGGATCATGGGCGAGATGGTCCCCGGCTCCGCACCGCAGACCACACTGGGCTACCAGATTGGAGACCTTATATCTGGCCGGGCTCCCGTGTCAGTAAAGAACACGGCTTACTCGGAACTCGGGAACCTCAACAACTGGGCCATGCAGCCGGGCAAGGCACTAGAAACGCTCAACCCGATGAACATCGGGAAGGTGGGCGACCCGGAGTTGACCAACCCGATCCTGCGGTGGTCCTCCAAACTGGGCGACACCACAGACAACATCAACCGCATCTCTGGCTACATGGCAATGCTTGGCCAAGGCCTCAACCCCAAGGCTGCCGCCGCTAGGATCAAGGCTAGTCAAGTGGACTATGGGTCCCTTACCAGAGTCGAAAGGGAATGGTTCAGGCGCGTCGTTCCGTTCTGGGCCTATACCTCCCGCATATCCAAGTACGCTGCGGATCAACTCTATAACGACCCGGGTGGCCGGTTCTTCCAACTCGGGATGCGTCTGCCTGAGCGGCTGGCCCAGACCAATGACCAAGACGGGTACGTCCCTGCCTCCATCCGGCAAAAGTACGGCCTGAGTCTGGAGCCCATGCGGAACCTTCCCGTGCTGGGGGCGGCGGTCAACGCCATCTCCCCGGCCACAGAAGGCGTGTCTGCGTGGCTCTCTGATGTGGACTTCCCGGGCATCGACCAGTTGAACCAGATCAAACTAGCCACCGACATGGATGGCCGCGTGGCACCCGGGCAGAGTGCTTGGAAGACGTTCCAGAGCCTGTCGGGCGGGCTCCTCCACCCCCTGATGAAGTCAGGCATCGAGGCCATGACCGGGCAGGACCTCTATACCCAGAGGCCTAAGGCAACAAGCGAAGCCACCCTACAGGCACTGGGCAGACGGACGGGAGTTGTGGCCCGGTACTCTGCCGCCGACAATTTGCTGGGCTCGTTGGACCCGCTGGCCCAGTTGGTGCCCTTTGTGCCGCGTGTTCTCCAGTTGGCACGGCGGGCATCTGACTCCGAGCGGGTGCCGGTGGATTCTGCCCGTGCCGCACAGAACGTGTTCAATGCCTTTACTGGCGTAAAGATACAGAACATCTCAGACGATGTTCGTAGGTATGACGCACTCCAGAAGATTCAAGACATAATCGGGGATCACCCCAATGTCCGTAGGTTTGAGCAGGCCTACATCCCCGAGGAGGCCCTGCCTCTGACTGACCCAGAGGTTGTCCGGCTGTATGCCCTCCAGCGGCAACTCAACCGGGAGCAGCGGCAGGAACGCAAGCCACCCAAGGGCGTGGACATGAGCAACCCGCTGTTCTACTAGGGGATCGGCGGCGGGGCTGGGCACTGATCGGGCAGCAGGGTCTGGTCCACATAATGCTTTAGGGCTAAACCGTCAGACAGGTGACCCAGAAACCGCTTGGCAGACCCCGGGCTTCTGGCCTCGCAGTGTGTGGCCCCAGACCGACGCAGCCACTTCGGGGTTCCAGACAGACCGGCACTCCGGCACAGTCGGGCGAAGTGGATTCTGAGCCACCGTTCAGCCAGAGCCCAGCGGAAGAATGTCACCCCGTCTCCTCGGACACTTAGTTCCGTGAGATTCTCCACGCAGCGGGCCGACAGGTTCTTTGGAATCGGCACGCCCGTCTTGTTGGCCACGACATACAGACGGTCCCCACGCAGGCACGACACCTTCAGTTCCAGCAGGTCACTGAACCGCAGCCCGGTCTCGAAGCCTGCTCGAACCCAGCCCTCGAAAAACAAAGCGGCAGGACAGCCCTTCCGCAGATCGTAATCCAACTTTTTTGAAGCAGCGATCAGCGTCGATAGTTCGGCCATCGACCATGCAATCGGCGGCGAAAGTTTTTGCTTGACCTTTATCACTCGACCGCTAAACTGTCCACCAACCAACTGCCGGTCGGCTGCGAATCGAAGCAATGTGCAAGCCATCCGCCGATAGTTGCTGCGGGTTGTCGCGGACTGCTTGAGTCCAGCCAGCCAGCGGTTCACTAAGGAGTCTGTCAGCATCGAAGGAGTGATGCCTGCCGCCGCCATCGAACGGGCCACCCTGTGCAGGGCCTGTCGGTAGTCGGGCGTCACCTCCCGCTCACTGCAATACTGCGAGGCTAAATCGTCCATGGATGTCTCTCCTGCTGCCGCAGGGGAGAGTAGTTCGCCAGCAAGCCCCCTCAATTCCACAACCGAGGGGCCACTTGCGAGGGATGCCCGGCTTCATAAGCCGGGTGTCGCCGGTTCAAGTCCGGCCGCCGCTACTCTCCTCCACAACGAATTGATCCAGTCCTACCACTCCGACCGGGAGTGGTGGTCGAAGTCCCAACTGTGGACGCTCCACAGTCAGGGGCCAGCGGCGTTCCATGCCCGCTACTTCGGCACCCCCCAAACATATGGCGACAGCGATGCCCTGAGAAAGGGAACGCATGTCCACGAATGGGCCGAGCAGGGAAACGATGCTTGGCTTGAGCGGGTAGTCGAGATACCCGAAGACGCACTGGGGGCTGGTGGCAGAAGGACTAAGGCCACCGATCAGTTTGAGGCCGAGGTCTTGGCCAACAGGCCAGACGCCATCGTCCTTAAGGCAGACGAACTGGCAGCCTACAAGGCACAGTTTGCTGCGATCCTTGCCAACGACGCCTTTTGTCAACTCACCGAGCAGACCATAGCCCGTGAGTTCAGTGTCCGATGGGTGGACACTTCCGGTCTCCAACTCAAGTGCAGGCCCGATGCAGTAACTGAATCCTGCATCTGGGACCTCAAGACCACACGCGAAGCCAAGCCCTCAGAGACGTTCTGGAAATCGGTAGTCGATTTTGGCTACGGGTTCCAGCAAGTCCTCTACCTGATGGGCCTTGAGGCGGCAGGCATAGACATCAAGGAATTCGTTTTCCTTGTGACTAGCACTGTGCCGCCCTACGCCTGCCATGCCGTGACTCTTCCGGCACGGCTCATCGCCAAAGCCAAGGGCCAAGTCCGCACAACCATCGCGGAACTACAGGCCCGATTGGAAATGGATCACTGGTTGCCTGCGGACTCGGGGCAGGTGACTGAGTTGTACGTCCCCGAGCGTTACATGGAGGAACGAAATGGTTCTCGATCAGCACTATGCAGGGTGCAGTAGCAGCCCTGAGGTGGGCAAGTTGGTGAAGGCATTGGCTCAGGCACAGGCCGCATACAAGCCCGTTGCCAAGTCGGCCTCATTTGAGGGAAGGGATACCTACAGGTACTCAACGTGGAAGGACATCTGTGATGCCCTTCTCCCGAGCCTGCTTGCCAACGGATTGGTCTTTATTCCTAGGACCACTGTGACCGCAAGCGGCTGGCAGATGGTCGGCACCTTGGCCCACGGCGACAGCGGAGAGTGGATCAGCAGCACCTGCCCGATCCGAGACAACGGCTCCGTTGATCCACGGCAGTGGGAGATCGCCTGCACCTACGCCAAAAAAAATCTCTTGCTGTGTCTGGCCGGTGGCTGGGCCGAGGGGGACGAGGCAGAGGATCAGGACGTAGCCGAGGACGCGAAGGTCGAGGAGCAGATCGACCAAGAGATCGTTGCCTATGAGGCGATCAAGGCAAAGGTCGAGGGCTATCTGAAGTTGGTGACCAACAACCCCGCCAAGATGCAGGAAGCCCATCAAAAGATGGACTCCCTTGTCGAGAAGGGCGAGTTGCGGAAGCCCGATGCCGAGTGGCTGAAGGGTGCGTACCCCATTCCTGAGCCCAAGAAGGAGAAGGCGAATGCTCGATGAAAAGACTTGTTGCCGATGCCGTATGCCAACGCAGGTATCGGGAAGTTCGGTGATAGCGTCGAGTTGCTTCGGGCTGCCGTGGATTACATGGCCCGCGAAGACAGTGAGTCGATCCGAATCCTCAACAGCAAAGGAGAAGTTTTGTGTTAAGCGACGAGCAAATTGAATCCCTCGAAAGGCTGATCGTGTTCTCCACGATGGACCAACTCCCGTTGATCCTGTCGAGAGCGATCCCCGTGCTGTTCGCGGAACTTCGATTGGTCAAGGCGACCCTCGATTCCAAGGTCAACTCGTTCTTAGGAGACATCGGAAGTGATAGCCAACAGCACTATGCAGCGTCCACGCAGGGAATTGGTGGAGCAGATTCGCAAGGAATACATAGCGGGGGAGTCCCTCTGGTCGCTGGGGAATCGGTACTTCGGCCAGATCAGCAGGTCCGACCTGAGGCAGTGTCTGGAGGGAGTGATCCGAGCGAAGGGGTGCCCCAAGGAACCAGACCTAGACGAGGCCGAGGTCGCCCGAAGAAGGGACGCGATCAGGGAAACGTGGACGGAGGAGCAGGCAGCCAAGAGGTGGGTGGGCCGCTACCTATCGAGGCCCGAGGAATTGGGTGAATCATTCAGCAGAACCCTTCGGCAGATGGGAGGTGATTGCTGATGCTTGCCTTAAGCCGACTGCCGGGTGAGTCCATCGTCATGGAGACGAGGGACGGCCCAATCAGGGTGAAGTACGTCAGGGATACCCAGTACGGGATTCGTCTGGCGATTGAAGCACCGAGGTCAGTGAGGATTCTGCGGGAAGAGATCAGTCACCACCATCAAGGGAGGGCTAAGGATGGCCGCAACAGCCGCGAAATGTAGTGCGTTACCACTGTTTGACCACCTCCTCAGGCCCTATCAGAAGGAGGCCCAGAACCTGCTTCGTCAGGACTGGCGGTCTGGCCTGAAGCGATTGCTGATCGAAATGCCCACGGGTATGGGCAAGACGAGAACCTTTGTCCTTTTGCCTAAGGAGGGGGCGAGGACATTGGTGATTGTCCCGAGGCGTGAACTCATCCTGCAAACCGTCAGGCAGATTAGGGGCCTCAGGAATTGCGAGGCTGACATAGAGCAGGCAGACCTGTGGGCTATCCCCGAGACCGAGTTTGTGGTTGCCAGTTGGGACACGCTGGTCAGCAACGACAGGTACAAGCGGTTCCTAGGCAAGGTGGACTTAGTAGTTGTGGACGAAGCCCACATCAACTTCACGGTCCTGTGCCGGGATGTCCTTAATCAGTTCGTGGATGCGGGGGCTAGGGTGCTGGGCTGTACGGCCACGGCATACAGGTCAGACAAGAAGAACCTGCTTGGGTTCTACGACAAGTTGTCTTGGTGCCTGCCCCTTAGGGAGGCGATCCGAGACGGCTGGCTGGTCGGCCCGAGGGTGACGGTCCATCAGGTCAAGTCGATTGACCTTAAGGGGCTGGCAAAGAAGGCCAGAGAAGACTTCGATCCCCGGGAACTCGACGCCATCCTGTCATCGGAGGCCGCACTCCACGACATCGTTGGTCTGGTCAAGGAGCAGCACGTTCCGGGCAAGCAGGGAATCATATTCGCCCACTCCGTTCGCCATGCCACCCGGCTCAGGGAGATCATGGTGGACCGGCATGGCATGGATGTTTCCCTTGTCCACTCTTACCAGTCCGACGAGGAGTACGAGCAGGAGATCGGCTGCTTTAAGAGCGGAGCCAGAGACCTGATCGTTAACGTGGACATACTTTCCGCAGGCTTTGACCATCCACCAGTGGCCGAAGTCTATATGGCAAAGCCAACCAAGAGCCTTGCCAAATATGTTCAACGAATTGGCCGTGCCACCCGGACGCTGGACAAGGTTTTGGATGGGCTAGAGACCCGAGAAGAGCGGCTGGCTGCCATCGCGGCCTCAGACAAGCCGTTTTTCAGGGTGTTCGATTTGACCGACACCACCCGCTGCCACCAGATCATGTCTGCTGTGGAGGTCCTAGCGGGCCAGCCACGCAAGATCGTGGACAAGGTCAAGGAGGAGTTGCCCGAGGACGCCACCATTGAGGACATCGACGCTGCGGTTGAGGCTGAACTGAAGGCCGAGGCTGAAGCGGCCCGCCTCCAAAGGGAAGAGGAGCGGAGACGGAAGCAGTCCTTGGTCGTTGGCGTGACGTTCGGCTCCGAGGATCGAGACCCGTTCGCACTGGCTGACAGGAAGACCGCCCATCGCCGGGAGTTCCGTTTTCCGTTTGGGAAATGGAAAGGGCAGCCACTGTCCTCCCCGCTGGTGAAGACTTCCTATCTGGAGTGGGCCGTTCGGGAGGCCCGCCTGACTCCAATGTGGAAGCAGGCTTTTACCAACGAGATCAACCGCCGACACGCTGCCGAAAAGTCTGCGGCACAGAAGGCTCAGGCTCACGCAGAAGCCACTGGGACGCCAGTCCCGGTTCGCGGCAAGCCCGGAAAGAGCAACGGGTTTAAGCGTGAGTTTGAAAAGCAAAGACACGCGCTCTGGAAATCAGCCCACTGAAAGCAATGTAAAGATGGGCAGGCTTGACTGACGCAGTACCATGAACTGGTTGTCTATTTACTCGCCGTTCCAACCATAAAAAGACGCGAGCCTAAAGAACCTGCGGAGGCAGAATCGGACTGTCGGACAACGCTGTACAACACACAACCGCCTGACCTAGGGTCAGGTAAATCCGGGCAACGGGCTGGTAATTGATCCAGCAATGCAACAACGTCCCGGTCTACATGGTTCCCCTTACCACAAGAGTTGTGTGCGGCGGCCAGAGATAACGTCATAGGTGTCGGGCTTCCACTCGGTGACGAGGATAAACAGGTGGTTGACCAACTTCTCCAGTACCCAGCCGCAGGTTGGGGGAGAAGGGGGGAACCATGAGGGATGTTGCTCTGCACCTGAGGGTAACTAATGGCGATTACTAAGGAGATATGGATATGAGGGTTCGCTATAAGTCAGAGAAGATCGAGGTCGAGGTGGAAGGGAAAGACGCCAAGGATGTATTTACCCAGTTGGCTGGGGCAGTCGAGGTGTTCTCCAATTCCCAGTGCGGTGCTTGTGATTCCCAGAGGACCATCCCTGTGGTCAGGGAGAATGCCGGTAACCACTACTACGAAATGAAGTGCCTTGACTGTGGGTCAAGCCTGTCGTTCGGCCAGCGTCGGCAGGACGGGGCTCTTTACCCTCGGCGTAAGGACAAGATGGGCAACTGGATGGATGGCTCGGGCTGGGTGAAGTTTCGGCAGAAGCCCGAAGACCTTGTGGATGACCCGTTCTCCAGCCCCCGGTGACATAAACCATATGTGCCACCCCTTAAGAACACCCTACTGATACTCCTCTTGGCCTTTGGGGCTCGACCCCAGAGGCCGGAGGGCAAGGTGTTTCCTAATGTTCAGATACCAAGGCCTCACCGTATCGGTGGGGCTTTGGCGTTTGTAGATGTCCCGTCCACTAAGCACTTTCGCCATGTCTCTTCCGCTGTCTCAGATGTAGAAAGCAGGCTGCCCGCCCAGCATTCGTATTACGACGCCGATCCCGTCACTTGGGTACATGAGGGCACCCACTACATCAACTCCCAGATCGCCCGCCAGAAGGGCAAGCAGGGCCTTTATTTGATGGATGGCAAGGGAGTCATCCTGACCCACCCGCCGTTCACGTTGGCAGACATCGCCGTCCGGGTTCCCGAGAAGGACCGCCGGACCATCTACCAGACCTACTTGGTGGACCAGCGGAAGTGGTGGAACGCCGAGCCGCTGTACCTGCTCAACGAGTGGGTGGCTTATGGGAATGGGTGTGTTTGCAGAAGGAGCCTTGGACAGACCGGGGCCGAGAGGATCGACACGGTGCGGTTCTTTCTGGAGATGGAGGTCTACGTCAGGCTGATGTTGGACATGGCCAAGATCCACCCTGACTACAAGCACGGGGAAGAACTCCAGTCATTCATCGACTGGAACGCCAAGAGGGTGCGAGATGTTGTCGGCCCAGAGGACATCGCACGGGCGGAAGAATTTCTGAAAAAGTAAAGATGGATGTGACTTGACATCGCCTTTACAACTGGGGCATGAGCAAGCAACGCGAAAGATCGAAACGTCTGCTGGCTGTTTATGCCGAGCAGTCCGTCCGGTGTGCCGTCTGCTACTGGCGAAAGTTCCGTCCCGGCAGGACTTGTGAACTGCACCATATCGTAGGACGCAGGGGCAAGGACCCTCACCATCACCGGAACCTATTGATGGTATGTAACGAGTGTCACTATGGCTATCACTCAGGAGGCAGCAAATCCCTGACCCTTGGTCAGATACTGCAAGCGAAGGAGGATGAGGATGGAGAAGTTGATATTCCTTTTCTTGCCAGCCTTATGGGTCGGGTGGGTCTTCGTGAAGACAAGAAGCCCTTGCCAGATTGGGCCATACAAGAGAGGGAGATCAATGCGAAAAGGTAGACGGCGGCGTAGGCGTCGTGACGAGGTGTGGCTGCCCGTCTTGGGTGGCCCGATTGACGGCGGGTCCGTCCGGCTGTGCCGCGACACCGAGAAGGGGTTCCACTACATCACAGACAACGGGGCTATCTACGTCTACCAGTACACGCTCATGCCCACTGAGCATGAGGGTGTGTATGACTGCCACTTCAAACACACAGAGATACGTTAATGCCTATCAACTCAAGAACTAAGGGAGCCGCAGGGGAAAGAGAACTATGCCATACGCTGAAAGAATTGTTCGGGTGGGAAGCGCGACGGACCCAGCAGCACTGCGGCAATGCCGGAGACTCCGATGTCCTGATACTGGAGTTGCCGGATGTTTTCGTGGAGTCGAAGCGGGTCCAAAAACTGAATGTCCCAGAGGCGATAGAGAAGGCTGCGGATCAGTGCCACGGGAAGTTGCCGATCTTGTGCCACCGGACGAACCGGGCACGGGAGGGGTGGCTCCTGACCATCAGGCTGAAGGACTTGGCCGACCTGTCGAGGATGGTGGAATCCATCGGTACGCGACCGGGGCCGCACGGTCCAGCCTCAACGAACGGTACGACCTAGTGCCAGCCGAAGGGGTGAGGAGGGTAGCCGTGGCGATGGCTCACGGTGCCGCCAGATTTGGCGAGAAGAATTGGCAGAAGGGTATGCCAATGGGAGACATCCTGAATCATGCCTTGGCCCACATCTTCAACTTCTTGGACGGAGACATGACCGAGGATCACCTTGGCCATGCCGCCGCCAACCTGATGATGGCTTGTCACTTTGACCGGGAGGAACGTGCAAGTGCCAGCAAGTGAACAGCAAGAACCTGAAATCTACCGGCTGCAAGAAGAAGTCAAACGCCTAAGAGAGGAGCGGGACCTGTGGATGAATCGGTCACTCGGCCACGCAATGGAGGCAGATCGCCTAAGGGAAGAAAGGCTCAACCTCAAGGTCAAGGTGTGGGAGTTAAGCAAGGAGAAGGCATGATCGACATCGAGCCGCAGGCCTTGGCCGGTGCATGGAGGGCACTGTGTTCCAGCGTCCTGCTTCAGGGGGTCCAGCAGATGGAGTCCTCAAGCAAGTTGTGCAAGCCCGGAAGCCGGTGGAAGTTAACCGGAAAGGGTGGAATTGATAAGGAACTCCTCTACCAGAAGGCCCATGCCAAGGCTTGGATCAGCGGTGGCGTTGGGGCAATCACCTTTGAAGAGTGCTGTGAGGCGATGGATGTAGACCCAGTCCGTGCCCGCGAGAAGATCATGGAGTTCTGCCGGGAGAACCGGCGTCGGCCCGTGAAGTTGCGGATGCCCGGGGATAACAGTCCTGAATGCCCCTGACGGCTCAGGCTGGGCGTTGATAGCCTAAACCCCATGTTCAAACGCCGCAGTTCCGTTAAGCCTGAGGCAGCAGAAAAGCGTAGCCCTAAGCCGTGCCATGAGTGCGGGCGCGCAGGTGTGTACGGGTGCGATACGTTTGGGGTGGTGACGGACAAGTGGAGATGCAGGGATTGCCACGAAAGAGCCTGCCGGGTGGTCATCAGGGAAGATACTTTTACACGGTACGGATACCAGTAAATGTTGTCCTCCGAGCAGCAGGAAGTTGCCGAGCAGGCGATGAAGTTGGTCCCGGTTTGCATCAGGACCTTCCTCAATTCAATGCCTTGCGTCAGGCAAGTGGCCGAGTGTTGTGACTTAGAGAGTGCGGCCTATGTAGCGTGTTGTAAAGCGGCCAAGACCTACGATCCCACTAGGGGGATAGGCCTGTCCGCTTACTTCTCGGTGGCCATCAAGAACGCCATGCTTCGGGAAGTGCAGAAAGAAATAAAAACCCAAGCCCATTCCATCAAGCGGATTCCACTAGAGGAAATCCACCGCAGGCAGCCGCCGAAGCGAGAGCAGGGAGAGTCGGCCCTCCCTGCCCTGCTTCAGTTGACCGAAGAAGAGCGGTCGTGGATCGAGAAGTACGTCTTTGAAGGTGCCAGTTTCAAGGCGTTTGGCCGGGAGTCTGGTCGTGATCCCCGGACGGCGAAGAAGATTCTGATGGGTCACTTGGACAAACTTCGGGAGGCGTATGAGGAGCAGCCTTAATCAGCCGACGATAGGCCTTTGCTCCCTTCCTCCTGACTGAACCGCCAAAGGCACAGTTCTCCCGCCACCCATCCCGACCGGGGTAGCCAGCAGCCTTCGCCTTGACGGCATAGTGAAACCAAGGCTGGTGGTATCTGTCTCCGTTGGCCCGCCTGATCCCCTCCACCCTGAGCCGTTCCACGATCTTGTCCCAACTGACACCTGTGGCGTTCAGGTCGATGGCCCAGTCGATTAACTTCCGCTCGGCATCGTCGTGGACCCACCATCCGTCAGGCCTTTTCTTCCACCCAATAGGTGGCCTGCGGGAGTGAGGCAGCCCCTTCTCCTGCCGGATCGCCAGTGCATCCTTGGTCCGAGTCCTGATCCACTCCCGTTCCAGTTCCGCCACCGAAGCCAGCAGGTGCATCACGAACTTGCCGAGTGCAGTGCCGGTGTCGAGGGCGATGTCCAAGGAGAGCATCTTGACCCCCTTGGTGGAGAACATTTCCAGCAAGGTGGTGGCGTCAAAGACATTTCTAAATGCCCGGTCCATCTTGGCCCAGCAAATCATGTCCCCGCTCTGTGCTGTCACCCACAAGGCAAGACCTTTGGGCCGCTCGGTGAATGGCTTGCCGCCTGACGTAGCCTTGTCCTCGTAGAACCCACCCCACTCATAGCCTTCGACCTTGTACTTGGACTCATAGGCTTGAGTGATAGCCTTCTGCTGTGCCTCGAAAGTGTATTGCTGACCTGCCGTCGAAGCCCGGCAGTAGCCATAGAACTTTGGCATAGGTCTTTCCCTTAGGTGCAGAACTCCAACACGGGTGCAATCTGTTTGGCCTCTTCCAGTTGGGCGATGAACTTTGCGTTGTACTTCCTGACCTCGGTGTGATACCGCTTCTTGACCTGCATATTGGCGGGAACTTCAACCAAGATTCCCTGTTCGTACCAGACGTTTCCGCCTTTCCTGCACTCCTTCACCAGCCGGACAACCCGCAGAATCTTTGAAGTGCAAAACGGAAACGAACACCACTCGCCATTGTCTGACCTAACCCTCCACCCCACCACCGTCGCCAGTTGAATCGCCTCGTTCACTGTCATCCTCATCGTCCTTTCTTGTTGCGTCCCAGTGATAATCGGCGTAGCGAGAAGCGGCACGAACCGCCTCGCTGTCCTCCTTGCCAAGGAATACGTCGCCCATTTCGGCAGCCATAACCGTTGGGGACCGGGCAACGATTAGCCACATCCCCCGCTGCACCTTCTCAGTCCAAGCAGGCTTGCCCACAGTCAACTCCTTACCTGAATAGGGATAAACAAACTTCAATGAGGGCATGAATTGCCCTTGCCAACTTGCTGTCAGTCCCTAGTTCCTGACCCATACGAATCAGGACTAGGGACTGAAGCAGTTGGTTCCAACTGGGGAGCCTCACGGCAACTTCCCCAGTGCCCGAAGGAACATCCTGCTGGCCTTGGCTATGGCAGCAGCAGTCTCCCTCGGGCTCGGCGGCGGCTCTTCTGGGTACTTGTCCCAGTTCACAACGATGGACCTCGAAGCCTTGCGGCTGGACCGCTTGATGAAGCCCTTCTTTTCAAGGGCCTCAAGGTGGCAGGTGACTCCGTTGGGGCTGGAGATTCTCAGCCGCTTCATAATGTCCCGTATGGACGGCTGGATTCCGCTGGCTGCCCCGCTGGCAATCATCCTCAGGACCCGCATCTGCCTCTTCGTGGGCTGGCTGTAGTCCATCAGGTTGCCTCCACGAACACGGCACCCTTGTCGTTGGCCTCCAGAAAATCAAACGCCCGCCGGGCAGCGGAGCCAAAGAACTCATTGGCCACTGCTGGAGTGACGGTGAACCGAACGAAAGCACAGGACTTCATGCGGCTGCCGTTGCCACGCCGAACCTTGTAGGCAGGGCGGGGATCGTCAATGCCGACACGCTCAAGGGTCATCGACCTGTTCTTGTCATCGTAGTGGCCGATCACCCGGTCGCCACGGACATAGCCCAGAGTCCTTAAGCACCTCGGGTTGATCTTGAGGTCGATGGCACTGCTCCGAGTGCCACGGCTGGCGTTCTGGACATGGTGGGCCGTCATGTCGAAGTCGGTGTTCTTAATGTCGCGGGCCGGGGCAAACACAAGATTCATAGTTCTTTGTCCTTAAAGAAATGGGTGGGTTAACCAAAAGACCGGGGCACTGAAGGCTCATGCTCCAGTGCCCCGGTCATGCCGTCTGCCTACAGGTCAGCCGAAGATTTCCGAGAGCGTCTGCTCCTCGGCATCGGCTTCGTCATCGGCCACCAACTTGGGCTCCTCAACCTTGGGCTCGGCCTTCGCCTTTGCCTTCTGCTTCGGGGCCTTCGCCTCGGGCTTTGCATCACCGAGTATGGCGTCGATCCTTTCCTTGAGGGACTTGACTCCCTCCGACCGGAGAAGCGGCACCTCGGGGTGGCCGTTCTTACGGATTTCATAGACACGCTGGTAAACAGTGGACGGCTTGACGCCGATCTGTTCAGCAAACGCCTCCTTCGTCATGCCCTCCTTCGCCGCCTTCATGTAGGCGGGGAGGAACTGTTCAATTGGGGTCCGTTTCGCACTCATTAATCTTGTTCCTTTCAAACTCTTCGGGGGTGTCGGACTTTTCTGCAAGCAGTGCTGCAACTCGGCAATCAAATCCCCGCTCCCGCAGGTAGGCCACTCTGTCTAGGGCTTCCGAGCAGAACGGATAGTGGGCTGGCAAATTCAGATACTCGTCGCATTGGTCAATGATCCACTGGCCCTCCTTCTTGTATGTCACGCAGTATCCGTAGACGTTGAACTCGGTCGGCTGCACATCTTTCTTATCTTCTGGCATTGCTTCTCCTTTGAAATCTTGGATCGGGGTAAACCAACACAGTGACAACCGTAAACCAGTGACTCCAGACCATTGCCTGAGCAACCCATTCAGCAATGGAATCGAATTGTTGTTCGCCCCCGATGGTCACGAAGGAATAACTGGCTACTACCAGACTCCTTAGGATGAACCATGGGGTTGAGTTCAGGCTCCGTTGCAGTGTGACAATCCAAAAAACGCAGAAGGCCAATGCCAATAGGACTGGCTCTTGGTGTTGTGTCATGGGTTATTCTTTGGGTCAATGGTCATTTGTTCAGCAGAGCGGAAGGGAGTCGATCAACTCCCGCTCTTCCATCCCGGCAAAGACGTTGTCGGGTCGGCAAGCAATAGGCTCCATCCGCACCCAGTCATCGTCGTTGTCTGCCGAGTTGTCCCATACAACCACAACATTCTGGCCTTGGTTCCAGTCGTGAATCTTGGTGTCTGCATCAACAGTTCCGTGCTGACGGAAGTGGTATCTCCCTGTCTGAAGGACTCCGCGAATCGAGTTGCCCCGGCTGCCTTCGGCCAAGGCAATGAGCCTGTGGTATGCAGCCTCAACAGGAAGTTGCCAACGGCTGACCGAAAAGTAAGAACTCGGGTATCGCTTGGCACCCCATCGGTAGAACTTGGAGAACGCCGACGAGTCCATGCTGTCACGCAGCAAGGACTGGCATCCCACCGGGGGTATCTGAACCCTGATCCACTTGGGGTAGTGAAGTCCCTTGTGAAACCGGACGCCTGCTTTTTCAGCCGGAATAGTCCAGTACACAACCAACTCGGGCAGGTGCCAGATCATCGGCTCATCGTCCTCATCCCGGCCAAGGACAAGTTCCTGCCGGAAGGACTCGCCGTCCCGCTCGAACCTGTTAAGGTGAATGGGGTGATCGTACAAGTGTTCGCCGTCTGGCCGACTGGATGCCATGGGGTACAGGGCAACCTTCAGGTGGGGATACTTCTTGGCCAGCCGGATGGCAGCCGAGTGAACCTTGGCAGCCAGCAGCCGCATCTTGTTGGCATCCCACAGCAGGCCGGAGAGTTTCGTCTTTAAGGGGCTCCCGTCGCTCCACACCGTCCGGTAATGCTCAACCTCGGGCGGCACCATGCTGGCATACCAATCCAACTTGGAGTTGCATGATCCGGGGAGGAAGTCATGCCAAAGGTCGGTCGGGTTGGCGTAGTTAAGGTCATGGGCCAATGTGTTCTCGTCACCCGGCGGAAGTTCCGACCACTTAATCAACGTGCCGTCCGAGTCCTTAACGTGCAGTTGGCCTTCGCTCGGGGTGCCACTTCTCCCTCGGCTACCCCCATACCAATGACCTTCATGGGACTTGGTTCCATCTGCGTTGTAGTAGATGCACTTCGTGTGCTTCCGACACTTGGCTCCTTCGGGAAGGCTGATCGGCAAGAACTTGTGCATCCGCTTCCGGTACTTGGTGGTGGTGAACAAAAGTTGGTATCGGGTGTAGAACTCCCCGTTGTGCCGGGCTGCTGTGATCCTTGCGTAATCGACTCCATTCTCGCCGCTGCTGATAAGAGTGAAGGCGTTATCGCTGCAACTGTCCATCAGTTCCATCTTCACTCGGACGCCGCGAAGGAGTTTGGTGGAGCCGTACTTCCGCAACTCCTTGTACTCATCGGGGTCCTTCCGCAGCATGGCTTCCGCCTTGCGGATGAGCCATGAAAACGTGGGAATCTTTTTGGCTTCGGTCATTCGTCGCCCTCCAGTGAATTCTTCTCGGGGGAATCGGGGATACGAACCTTGGTTGCCCAAGGCGGGACGTATCCATCCTGCGTTGCGGCCACAATCAACTGCCCCTTGATGGGGCGGTCGGGCCAAGGGGTTCCGGTGTCGGTCACAAGGACAGTGACATCCGGCTTGTACTTCTCTTGGGTGTAGATGATCGGCACAGTCATGTCGGTGCCGCCGCCGCCAACCAATTCAAACTCTTCGTGAACGCCAGTGAGTACCTTGTCCTGATGGACCTTGGCATCACAGGTCACAACAGGAACCTGACCCAGTGCCTGCAAGCCTTGCTTGATAACCACAAGGGCTTTGGCAAGGCATCGAGCAGTCATCGAACCGCTGGTGTCGATAATGACCACAGCCTTGGGGGAATACTTCTGTGTTCCCTTGAGCCGAGGCATATCCGCCGAGCCCTGCTGCCTTCTATTGAGGCGGCGATAGGTATAGTCCGGGCAGCCCCGGTGATTGGCAGCACACTTGGCAACCGTCGCCCGGAGTTGATCCCAAGGGTTGGGCTGGGGCCGCAACTTGTTCTTGATGAGCCGCTTCAGCCCAGCAGGAATGGTGCCCCGGCCACCAACCCAGTCACGATCCTCCTCAAGTTCTTCGATCTTCTTCTCGACCGACTCCAGCAGGCGGTCCTCCTTGAAGGCCTCCCACACAGGGTCAGGTTCTTCCTCGTAGTCCTTGGGCTTGCCGTCAGCCGCCGAACTTTCGTTCACTTTGAAGGGCTTGTCGAACTGCTCGTCGCCGGAACCATCACCGTCTTTCGGCTTGCCTTGATCGTCCTTGCCTCGGCCAGTCTTGCCATCATCTTGATCTGCTTCATCAGGCTCGGATTCGCCATCACCATTGCCGTCCTCGTTTTCTTGGGTGGAATCCTCGGGCTTCTCGTCGGTGGGCTGGTGGAAGTCTCCACCGATGGGGTTGTCCTCCTTCTTCTCGCTCTCCTTGTCGCCATCTCCGGGCTTCTGGCCCGGCTCATCCTCCTGCTCGGTGATGATGGAGTAAAGTTGCTCCACCGTCATGTTCTTCTCGATCTTGGGCCACCGCTTCTTGGCCTCGGGGAAGGTGACTCCACCCTCGGGGGCCATCGGGGCAATGGTTTCCATCATCTCCCAAACCACAATGTCCATCGCCACGTTCAGGAGATAAGACTCCTTGGGTGTGGGGTTTTCACCAACAATCTTCGGAGCCCGATGGCAATGCCGAAGGATAAGGTGCCAGCACTCATGGCAGACAACGTATCCGCCCTGCTCAAGGGTTAAGGTTTCACACCAAGCCGGGTCGTAATACATCCGGCCATACTTATCTACCGCCATGGTCCCAAGCCCCGGCCTCTCCACTGGGGTAAGGCTATAGATGTAAGGGGCTAAGTAGGGGAAGTGCTGGTAGATCATCATCCGGAACTGGCTGACAAGATCAACCAACTCAACGTGACTCACTGCGGACCTCCATTTGTTTGAGTAAGTTTCGCCCGGCCTTCACCATCGAATCCTCAACCGGCTTGCGGTTCAAAGGATTTCCAACATCGACGGGGGCAAAGATCGCCACGGCGAACCCCCTGTTTCGGAGCCGCCGCAGCAAGTCCTCGTCCTCCCGGGTCATGCCTGCCTTGTAGGCCTTGCGGTAGAACATCAGCCCCTCCCTTCTGCTTTGGCGATGGCATGGAACGCGGCACCAACAACTGGATCGTCTCCCTCGTCACGCTCGCCTTCGATGACGAGTTGCCCGTTGGAATACAGTTCCATCAGGTCTTTCAGGGCAGCCAGCATCTCCGGTGCCGCCGCCAACAAGTTGGCCCCATCTGGGGCCTCCAGAGTCGCCACCCAGTTATCGCTATCCGCCCCTTCGGAGAACTGTGCTGCCGCATCGAAGTCCTCGAATGGCCCGATGTATCGGTAGCCATCCGAAGGGTTTCCAACAACAAGAACGCATGGCTTCGACATAGTTTACCCCGCCTTCTTCTTGCGAAGGTGGGGAGGGATTCTTGCCCCGAATTCAGCAATCGCAGCCAGAGACTTCTTGCTAAGGGCAGTTCCGGTGGGCCGAGACTCAATCAGGTGCCTGAGTTGCGTGAACACAAGGTCTGCCGTGTCCTTCCCAAGGTTGGCACAGAACAGTTCAATCGCAGCGTCCATCCGAGACTCGGTGTACTGCTGCTTGATGGCCGTGACGATGGAAGTCATCAGGGTCACCGTCAGGTCGGCCCGCTTTTTGTCGTGCTTGAACTCCTTCTTGCCAGCCAGAACTTCCTCGGGATCAACGAGGTCGAACTGGGCAAGGAACTGCATAAAGTTCCGGCCCGACTGCTTGCCGATCATGCCGATGGCAAGGTTCTTCTTGATGTCCATCGGGGCACCGACAGACTCGGCTGCCGCCAAGGCATCTCGGAGGTACTTCCAAGAACGGGGAGTGGCGAAGGCCAGTTCCTCATCGTTCTGCGGCACGGCAATCCGTTCGTTGCTGTTCTTCCGGGTATAGGAAACGATCAGGGCACCGAACTGCGGCTTGAACCGCTTCCAATCATTGGGAACGACCGGCACCCAAGAGGGGGTGAAGTTATCGTCCTCGCTCAGCATCCCCGTGGCCCAAGCCTCATAGTCATGGACCCAGTCCCAGTGGAAGAAGCGATTGGCCATCGACTTCTCCAGAGGGCTGGCGTTGGGAGCCATCTGCGGTGGATTGCAGGCCGCAAGGAACAGGGTATCGGGGTGGATAACGAGGTCACCCAGCCGCCGCTCCGTCAGCATGGACAGCATTGCCGCCCGAACCGAAGGAGGAACCGTGGTCAACTCGTCAAGGAACAGCATGGCCCCGGGGCGGGCAAGCCTCTCGGCCCAGCGGGGAGGGGTCTGAGTGAAGAAGGTCTTGCACTCCGACAGGAAGGGGATGCCGGAGAAATCCTCCGGGGCATGGGTGGAACCGATGAGGTACATCAAGTCCCGTTTCAGGGCCGTCGCCCACTGCCAAATCACCGAGGACTTGGCACAACCCGGCGGGCTTATGACTTCGACCGGAGCCTTCGATTGGGCAGCGATCAGGGCCGTTGCATTTGGGCAGGCCTTCGACCAAGACTGAATTGAACTGACCATGTACGGATTTTCCTTGTGCTATGGGGTGGGGGGCGGGCTGGCCGACACTGACCAGACGCCGCTCCCCCGTTAGGGGCAACGTGCGTACTAACGATTAGGACTACAGAGCCCACTCAAGAGCAGCGTGGGCATGAACCGCAGTCTCTACCTTGGCTACGAGTTCCTTGGACTCACTAAGGCTGACACCAAGGATTTCCTCATAGTCCTTGAGCATGGAGAGGACATCTTCACACTCCTTCAGGCGTGACTCCTTGCCGTTGGACCTCATCTTCCGGTCGGTGCCCAACTCAAGAAGCCCTGCCTCAATCGCCGCAAGCCTCTCCTTGGCCACGGTCTTTACTGACTTGAGGACTGCGGCATAGGAAGTCTCCGTTGGAACCAGCGGAAACTTGACTGCCACAATCTCCGGCCCGCTTTGATTGGCAACCTCCTTCGAGAAGTCATCAAAGTCATCGAGCCCCTTGCGGGGAACGAAGTAGTAGCCTCCAGCCCGACGAATACGAATCCCGCCAAGGCTTTCAATCACTCGGGCCACACAGGCAGAGACAGTTGCGGTGGGGAAGTAATTGCATCTGTTGTCAAACACAGATTGCAGCACCGACTCAACCTTAGCCTTGTGGTTGTCCAACTGAGGTAGGATTGCTGGGTTGTATTTGGCAATCTGAACCTGATCGTTGTCATCCACCACAATGCTTGCCACGAAAACCGGATCGACTTCCTCATTGCCGGGGTTAATCTGCCGGGCATCAAAGCCCGTGACTTCCGCCGACAAGGGGAAGAACTTGATCGGCCTGCCCCTGACTTTGATCTTGGCCCGGTCAATGAAGGCCGAGAAGGCATCTTGCAGGGCTGCCCCACGGGTACTGCCCTTGGGGGTCAGGCTCACCTTGCCAATCTTGTCCAGTGCGGACACCAATCCCGTCCGAGAAATCTCGCCCGGTTCCCAGTACGTCATGGCCCCGTCTTTGCCGGAGCCGTCGATGTTGATTGTCTTGTCAGCCATAATCTTCTTCGTCCTCCTCGTAATCGTCTTGGGGGTCTTTCGGTTCCTCTAAGGTTTCCCGCTGCTCCAGCCCGTCCGCATACTCGTCCTTGATTTCCCGAACCTCACTGATGAGGAGGTATGCCTCCTTCAAGATGCCCTTGATGCGGGGGTCAATGTCCTCATATCCGGCTTCGATGAGGTCACACCACACCTTGCTCTTGCCATTCAGTGCTAGGCAAAGTTTTTTCATGGACTTCTTTGCCACGCCCATTACTTGCCCTCCTCATGGTCCTCAGGGTTTCGCCACGTTTTGACATCATCAGGGTCAACAAGAATCTCATTGCCCGACTCGACAAGGACTTCCTCCATAGCCTTGCGGCTGCACTTCCCCTTCTCTAGTTCCTCAGGGGTAAAGACACAGACCGCAAAGCCTCGGTTTCGGAGCCCGTTGAGCATCTTCAGTTCGTCCTCAGTGAACAGGGTCATTCTTCGTCTCCTTCCTCAAGCAGGACTTCTTCGCTCGGCTCGGCCTCATTAAGGAAAGACTTGGCGTCCGCAAGGGCTTCGTCCCTGTTTTCCCCGTAGCCGACAGCCTTCCAAGTGAACTCCCATCGCTGTCTCATTCCTCTATGGCCGCCTCTACTCATCGCTTTGTTCCTTGCACTCAGGGCAAAGAGAATCCCCTTCGCCCCATAGAAACCGATCACAAGATTCGCAGTGACATGACTCGGGCATACGCCGCTCCTTATGTCTTATGGGCTATGTCAAGAAAACTTTTGGCCGAGAAAAACCACCTTCCGGCCCCAAGGATTGCCGTGGCCAGCGGCAACCCTCAGGGCAAGGCCTCAGGACTTATGGGCCTCGATTCCCCTGCCGGTCGATGGATTGCCAAGCCGGAGCCCCTAAGGGCTTGAACCCGGGAGGCAACAAAAAACCGGGGCGGCCCCAAAATCAGGAGCCGCCCCGGCCACACAGGAGAATCACCAACAAAATCAGCAGTAGGCTTCCGTCTGAATGAAGCCTTCCAGTTCGTCCATCCACCAGATGACTTGCTCATCCGGCTTCGGCACAAGAGTCATCGAAACCTCATGGGACTCCGGCAATTCGCTAGGCATAGTGTCACCCCAAGATAAAGGAATTGGACGCAACCCAAGACGCCACCACACCGGCCACAAACCAGAAGGCTTCGTCGCTCATGGACTAGCCCTCCTTCCGGGCTTCACCACGATTCCGACAGCCAGCAGCCTCAAGGCGGGCCATCCAAGCATCACACTCAGGGCTCCGGCAGAAGGCCACGAAAGACTTCAAAGCATCAAGGTAGAGGCAAGCCTTGTTCTGGAACCGCCATCCCAGAAACGTCAGGGCAAGGTATCCAAGGGGATAAACCTTGCTCGAAGTCCCGTTAGGGCCGCCCTCAATCTCCACCTTATCCACGGTCTTGTAGACCACTTTCTTCTCGTCGGGCTTGGCAACCTCCCGAACAACCGGCTCGGCCACAAGATTCTCGATCAGGTTTTCCCGGCTATCGGCCAAAGGGGCAACCACTTCCGGCTCGTCGCTGACTTCGGCAGTCTTGGTGGCCGTGCCATCGGCAGTAATTTCAGCGAACAGATCGTCAAATGCGTCCGAATCTTCGTCGTGAGACATAGTTATTTCCTGTGATGAAAGACAGAGAACACAACCAACAAAAACCCCCTACCGGCAAGCCTTTTAGACTTACCGATAGGGGGCCGTTGCCGCCATCCACCAGACGCCGCTGCCCCGTTAGGGGTATCGCGTGTCTAGCAGACTTGACATTTATCAAGCCTGATGTGCTGGCTTGACATAAGTTTTCCTGCTCGGCGGTTAGCCCTGTGGTTTTGCCGACGCAGCCAAGCCTTGTTCTTCCGGCTTGAGTTCTTGGTGACGTACTTCCAAGCCTTCTGCCATTCGGTCATTTAGTGGCCCCCAAAAGCCTTGATTGCCGCTAGGAGAAGGGAGACATCCCGTTGATGCTCCTGCTTCTCCCGGTTACGGAAGGACTCCAAGTCTTGAACCTCGGTTTCCTTGGACTTCAGCCGTTCGTGGAGGGAGATAATTCGTTCTTCCCGCTCCCTCAAGTCGGCCTGAAGTCTTGTTAAAAGGACTTGCAGACGAGTGATTTCATTGGCCTGATCTTCCATCTTCACCGCTCCCTTCTATAAGCCCTTTGGGCAAGACGTATTTGCTCGGGGTCTGTACCAACAATCACTAAATGGCCAGCCGTCTTATGGTCATAGGACGTAAGACAAACCTTGGGCCGCTCGTTAGAGCATCCAAGGCAGGTCAAGGCCTTCCGGGCCATCCGCAAGAACTCCAGCCGCTCAGGGTCAATTTCCTGACCGCACACTGGACAAGTCATGCAACCTCCTCAAGAGCCCTCTTGGCCGCAATCAGGCCAAGGAACAACTCCTGCTTCCGCTTGGTCGCTGACTCATAGAGTTTCTTGTACCGGTCAGCCTCGTTCTTGGCTGCCACGGCCCGGTCACAAGCAGCAGTCAGTGACCTCCTGAGGGCAAGGTTTGACTCCTCCAATTCCTGAACACGGTCACCGATCATTTTTTGACCTCCTGACTTGGGGTGCAGGGACAACAAAAACCCTTGGCTGCTTCCATGTAAGACTTAGCCCTCAAGACTTAGGCCTAAGCCCTGAGGGAAACATCTTCGCCGCCAAAAAATCCCCGGCCAGCCTCAAGGTGAGACTGACCGGGGCAAGGGGGACTAGCCCAAGACTTCCAGCAGGGCTTCGACCGGCTCCGAAGTGTCAAGATAACCGTTCTCGGCCAGCAGGTCCGCAGCCGCCGCAAGGGCAGAATCCTTGACCGCATCGGGGTCAAAGTAGGCTTCGACGTTGAAATCAGGGTCAACGTCCTCGGGCCTGCGGCCCGACACCTTGCTCACAAGATTGCCCACGGCGGCGTGGAAAGAAGAAGTTTTCATGGCCAGTCTCCCCTGTGTGAAAAGAACTTGAAGCGACACGAAAAAACCCCCTTGGCCCAACCCGTTAGGGCCAGAACCAAGGGGGCTTCGTGGGGGAGGGCTCAAGACTTGTAAGACTTGAGCGAGGGGAGGATTTCCATGAGGTGCTGGATCATCTCCTCCGCTGCCTCTTTGTAGAGGCAGCCATTGCCGGAGTTAGCCTCCAGCCGGACGTACCCCTTGGGGTACACCGTCGTGGACATGGAGGAGGACTTGGCCCGCCAGTTGATCTTCCCCTCCACCGGGGTCATGTCCTTGGGCTTCGGGCTCAGGAAGGCCTTGATGGCCTCATGGTGGGCCTTGAAGGCTTCGCTCTCCAGCATGGTCTTGAGCGAGGTCTTGGAGAACTTGGTGGGGTCGAACGACATGGGAACGCTCCTGTGTGGAGGGGAAGAATCCTGCACCGGCCAACAGCGACCGGCGACACTGAACGAACGCCGCTGCTGCCTACGGCAGCCAACGCGGGCCTGCTCACGGGAGAAACCTTGTGAGCCGACAAAAAAACCGAGGCCAATCCCGTTAGGGACTGACCTCGGCTATGGGGACTAGAACAACTCGACTTCCCCGATAGGGGGAAGGGGATCGCCCTCCGAGTCCAAGAACTCATCGAGGGAGTCGTACCCAGCCCTACGGGCTGCCGCCACGCAATCCAACTCGTTCTCGATGTCGGCCAGAGTCCTTGCCCACTGGTAACCCTCGGCTTGGGCATCATCCGGGTCGAGCCTGAAGAAATCTTCGTAGGCAAACCCGGTCTCGTAGTTCGTGAACGTCATGGGCAAGGACTCCGGGGGACTGTCCCGGTGATCCGACCGGCGACACTGACCAAACGCCGCTGTCCCCTACGGGGACCCTGCCCGCGAGTAAGGAGTCTTTACGGGCATACGGGTGGGCGAGTAAGAATCTTCCCGCGAGGGGCTTGGATCGACTGTGACATTAAAGCCCCTTACAGGGCTTTACAGGCCAGACTCTCCCAGACCGACCGGGGATAGGCTGAAAGCCCTTAAGGGCTTTAGGGAGGGGATTTGGGGGGTTGTCAGCCAATCCTAAGGCTCTTGCCTTAGGGAAGCGGCATAGTGAACGTCGCGGTATGTCACAAGGTATACGCGGCTAGTTGCTTGCGTGTGGCTTTCTAAGAGAAAGCCCCGCCCCCCCGCGAGACTCGATGTCTATATAACGTACCCCTCCTGAAGTTTTCCTAAGTCTTGAAACCTGAGATAACTGCCCATTGACCAATGTGACGATGGGGCGTGACCATCCAAGGAACCACACCGAGGGACCCATGGACCTAGACGCACGCCTCCAGTCACGGGCTCACTCCAAGGCCTACTACGAGCGGCTGAAGCAGGACCCTGAGAAACTGGCTGCCCGAAATGCACGGGTGGCTGCCAACATGAGGAAATACCGAGCCCGGAAGCAAGGTAACAAGGCAACCTCAAAGGCTAAACCGGAACAGGTAGACGCAACGGATACCTTGTCTTCGTTGCTTGAAGGGCTAGGGGGGCTTTATGGCTAGTGTGTGGCTTGTGACTACTGGATCGGGTGAGCGGCAATAGGTGATGTCATCAACGTCTACGACCGGCTGGCAGACGAACTGGCCTCCAGCCCGGCAGAGACACGCGCCTTGCAGGCTACCCTTCGTGCCCTGCTTGACCGGCTCGGCTGAACTACGGGTTTGCCGATGTGTTCGAGCAGGATGGCCCGAAGGACGGTTTTCGGGACATAAACCCCCGTATGGCGTGCCCATCCGGTCAGGCTGATGTGTTTCTGTATGCCCTAGCCCTAGTGGCTACAGGGATCGCTGTTGCCAATGTTTTGGCGGCACTGGCCGGATTGTCGCTGAAAATCTTTGAGGGGGTGTTCCATGAGCGAACTGATTCGGACACTGAGCCTGAGCAAGAGACCGATGCAGCCGCCGATGAGGGAACCGGAAGGCTTCCCGATGACCCGGCTGCCTGAAGGCCACCGGCAGGCTGCGGCCCAAGTGGATATGCGGCGGCCCATCGGGATCGAGGAGGGCTTCTACCCGGAGGCCCAGTACCCGACCCAGAACTTCATGGATCAGGTTGCCCCGCCGTCCATGGTGAACCAAGACCTGACCAAGGACTTGGGCCTGCAACCCCAGACCAATCCGTTTAGCGGGGAGGTCTCCTATCACGCCAAGCCCCAGCCGAAGCCGCTTCCGTATGTCGGCCAGTACAACGGCAGGGGGTGAGCCATGGGGCAGTTGCCGAAGATCGTCAAAAGGCCGCCCCCGCTGGACCTTGATGCGGGGATAAACGCTGCCAACGCCGCAGTGAAGGCTGGCCAGTCCACACGGGATGCCACCAGTCCCCTGAGGGCTTTGCTGGACGAGGCCTACAGCAAGTCGGCCAAGGGCACCCCGGTCTCCAATGACCCGCCCGCATACATCGCTGACCGGGACATCATCATGCCCGGGAGTAGCGGACCCCAGACTTTATCGGCGGCCACCATCGCCAAACAGCGGGTCCATGAGTTCTTTCAGGGGCTGGTAGGGGACAAAGACGGAAAGCAAATCATCGACAACATCGTGGCCAGAAACCCAAACAAGGGGCCTTTGGCTACCAGACAGGGTCCGTTCGACATCCGCCGTGGCTTCCCGACCATGGAGGAGCAGTTGCACCGGCCCGTCACGGTTATCCAATCACCCCTAAACGAATACAACACACAACTCGGCGGCAGGCTGGGTTACTACCACCCGGGCTCGGACCATCTCTTTTTCGCCAACGGCAGTGATTACACGAAAATCCATGAGCGAGCCCACGCGGCACTCACTCCCACCCATGCCCCGCTGCACCAAAGCCAGTGGCCAGCGGACCACGCCAAGCAGACATCTTCGCTGCGGCTCTATGACGCCCTGACCGAAGCGACGAATCACGCCAAGAAAACCGGGGGCATGGACAAGTTCCAAGACCCGACCACTGGGTTTAAGGACGTATCCCCAAGCCGCGAGGCCCTGAATACATTTCACCACATAGATCGGTATGGGGACTCAACTACAGAGTTCCTGCCGGACTTGGCCATCTTTAAGTACCTCTCTCCCTACGTCCTTGGCATTAAAAAACCCAAGACGATTGGCGACGAAGTGGACCTGTTTCATCGCATGATGAAGCGGCCGCCTTCATACAGGGCCGCTAATCCGGTGCTGAAGGGTGATGTCCCAATGTCAGGGCAAGAGTTAGATTTTTGGAACGACCTCCATCGGTCCATTTATCACATCTACAACAACACGGACTCCAAGACCCAGAAGCAAATCCTAAACAAAGACAGCGGCCTTTGGATTAACCTAGGGGACGCAAGGAAGCAGCGGGACACATCTCATGCCTAGCCAACACGAAGAGGTCCTAGCCAAGATCGTTGCGGAGGAGATGGGCCGGGCCGGGATGACCGGGCTGGAGCCGTCCGAGGTGGCCAAGGGCGTTCTGTCCGGCAGCCCGCAGCACACGGCCCTGATGCAGTTGCTGATGGACACCGGCAACCCGGACCTATCAATCACAGAGGTGCAGCAGAAGTACCCCGACATCACCGACAACCCGGATACGCCGGACGTTGACGAGGGGCTGCCAGCACTCCGGGCAAAACAGTGGGAGGGCTTCGAGGGTCGCGGCTGGACCCAGAAGGAACTGGACGAACTTAATGCAAAGGGGGTTTACCATCATCACCGCCTCCTGAGCCGAGGGGGCAAGCAGGCGTATGACTGGAGCGTGAACAGGGATTTCCTGAACACCCTGATTGATTCCCAGAAGCCGCCCGAGCCGGGGAAGCCGCCGAAGTACCCGGCCCCATGGACCGGCACCACGGCAGATCAGCACCTCGCCGGGGCCGCCCAGCAGTGGAATGAGCGGCGGGCGTCCAAGCACGCCCACATGGACAACGACCGGATGATGCAGAGCGACGAGAACCCGTTTGGCTGGCTAATCAACAACCTGTTTGACCCAGTCACGGAAGCCATTGACTACGGGGCTTGGAACGGCCACAGCAACTACGCGACCGACGCCAACAAGCACAGGCAACTCAAGAACTGGGCCAACGACTACGACCCCGTCTTGCCGGGAAACCCGCAAACTCCCGAGGAAAAAGAGGCAAAACTCAAGGAACTGCGGCAAGCCCTGACCGACGCCGCTCCTGCCCCGGCAGACCGCTCTGCCTATGACCAGTCATACCGACGCGAGAACGGGCAATACCCGTCCTACGGAGGCAGCACGCTCATGTGGCTCGGCCAGAACCTTCTTGACTTCACTACACCTTTTACCGGGTTGGGGGTGGGCAAGAACGTGGCCAAGGCCCTAAGCAAGAACGCAGCCAAGGCATATGCCGAGGCCGCAGCCAAGGCCGCAGCCAAGGGACTAAGGGCTCCAGTGACCCCTGCCTCCAAGGCTATTGGCCATGTCGCTGGAGAAGCAGCCTCCGAAACGGTTCCCATGGTTGCCCTTGGTGGAGCAACGGTGGGGGCAGCCGAGGTCAAGGGCGGCTCTGGCGTTCCGTGGGGGTGGAACTTGTTCACGCCCGGCCACAGGCCTGAACTTCCAGATCAAACCCAAGAGCAGTGGGAGCAGGAGCGACAGGCACTGGCACGGAAGCGTGTCGTTGCCCTCCATGAATTAGACAACCTCCAGAAGTCTGCCCCGGCTGTAAAACACGATGACATGGGCAACCTCCCAGTGACCGGCTGGTGAATGCCCATTGCCAGAGTTGTCCCGCGATCCAAGACTCAGCCTAGAGGTCCATTTCTCTAGGAGGAGTTATGAGCGACGATATTGTCGAGTCTTCGATTGGTGACGCTGGCCCGGAGCCGCAGGAATCCCCGGTAACATCAGCGGAATCTTCTGCTCCTCCGCTCGGAGGTGGTGATAGTCAGCAGCCCTCCTCGCCCAGTCAGTTGCAGACGCCGTGGGATGCTTTTAAGCGGCTGCCTGACTTTCAGGGGCAGGATGACCGGGCAATCGCGTCCCGGTTGTACAACGCCATGGAGCGGGAAAAGGCCGCCTCCAAGGCACTTGCCCAGTACCAGCAGGTCCTCCCCTACGCTCAGGAGTACCTGTCGAACCGCCGTGAGTTCGAGGCATGGCGGCAGTCCCAGTCCAGCCCGCAGGTGCAGCAGGCCCAGCAACTCCAGCAGGCCCAGCCGCAGGCCAAGGCTTGGTGGAATCCCCCTCAGGTCCGCGACTCGTCCAAGCGGTATTTGATTAAGGACGAGGACGGGCGGGAGGTCATTGACCCCAATGCCCCAATTACGGCCCGGGAAGAACTCTACGAATACCAGCAGTACAAGGCTGACTTCGCCAAGAAGTTTCTGGAAAACCCAGAGCAAGCCCTTGGACCGATGGTACAGGACCTAGCCGCAAAGCAGGCCGAGCAGATTATCCAAGAACGGTTCCAGAAGCAGGAAAACGAGCAGTTTGTCAGCAGCATCGAGGAGCAGAACCGGGACTGGCTTTTTGACAAGCAGACAGGAAATGTCACACCCGAGGGGTTGTTGGTACATAAGTACATCGAAGAAGCCAGAGAGCGAGGCATCAGCGGGCCGCAAGCCCGATGGGACTACGCCATAGCAATGACCGAAAGGGAAATGCTGGCGAAGGCCTTTGATGACCAGCAATCTGCTTACACCAACCAGATTCAGCAATCGGCTAGGCAGTTCATGGATCAGCAGGTCGCCGCCCCACAACCGGCCCGGCCTGCCCCACAACCGCAACCGCCGCAGCAGGATTTGGCCAAGCAAAACATGGAGTACCTACGCCGAGAGGCTGCGAGAAATCCCAGCCGATCAGCCGGGTCAGCATCGACCGATAACCGGGCCAGCAAGCCCAAGATGACCTTTGAACAAATGCTAAGGGAAGACGCAGGTTCCCGAGGCTTAATCTGAAAGGATAGACATCATGCCGTCTTCGACTGACTGGGCTCGTTCCATTGGCACGACCATTATCAACTACCTTAAGGAGGAAGAGTTAACCACCTTCCGCAAGTTTAAGGTGTTCTCGGCCCTTGAAGGGTCGGGCAACGTGGTTATGAACCAAGGAGGCCGGGGCCTTCAGTGGGAAGTCAGGTATAGAAATCAGCCCGTGACCGGAAACAATGGCGAGACGCCGCGTGTTTTCGCTAGGCAGAACCTGTGGGTCAACGCAGAACTTCCTTATCGTGGCTATCAGGTGACGGATAGCATCTATAAGAAGGAGATGCTGGAGAACCGTGGCCAGCAGGCCCTTATCAATGTCGCTGGCAAGATGGCCAGCCGCCTTCAGGAGTCGATGGAGCAGCACCTCGCCAAGGAAGTCTGGATCGACGGGGCAAAGGCCGGGAACGAACTGCGGTTCCACGGCATCGAGAGTTTCATGGCCATTGATGGGACCATCAACATCAATGACGGCACCAAGCGTACCGCCAACGCCGAAGACCCGTTTGGCTGGCCCGCCGATGTCTACGCCAACATCAACACTGGACTCGGTGCCATTGCCGGTTCCCAGTTGGAAGGCGTATGGCCGAATGGCGTGGCCGATCCTGAGTATGACTTCTATAGCCCGATTGTAGTGAACTATACGTCAACCTACTTCAAGGGTGGCAACACCCCTACTTGGGCTGACAACTGCGTCGTGGCGACCCGAGAGGGCATCCATCAGGCCAAGCGTAATGACACACGCGAGAGCCAGATCGACATGGTCATCCTCGACCGGAAGATGTTCATCGAGTACCTGAACAAACTCGACTCCAAGGAACGGGCCATCGTAACCCGGACCAATGGCCTGAAGTCTTACGGCTTCAACGATGTCTTCGAGCAGGACGGCGTTGAAATCTCGACGGAATATGCAGTGCCCGCTGGCTGCGGTTATGGGCTCTCCATCCAGAACATGGAACTCCGTTGCATGGAGGGAAGCCTGATGACAGCCGAGGGGCCGTTCTACAACGAGGACCTACAGTCCTATAGGTATGTCGTTTCCGTGTTGGCCAACCTTAAGTTCCGTTCGCCGCGTAACTTCTTCAAGTTGCAGGCCATCGCCTGACCCTAAACCACAACCCTTAAACAGAAAGCACTGCAATGAGCGTTCTGACTTCTGATCCGCCGTTTGGCCGTGGCAGCACCCTCGGGGTCAAGTCGGTCACCGAAGGCAACAACGTCATCGGTTCCGTCAAGGTCTTCACCGACGCCAATCCCCATGACGGCACGGTCTACTCCAACCGGGAAGTCCGGGTGGTGTGTCTCCGTAACCGCCACACCGACCCCCTGCTCCCCGGGCAGTTGGTCAAGTGCAACATGGAGGAAGCCATCGGCCTTGCTGCCGCTGGTGACCCCATCGTCGCCGTGGTGGACGAGTACCTTCCGGCTGCGGGCGTGAAGGTTGACGATGTCTTCTATGGCGTCGTGACCGGCCCGACCGTCGTTCTTGGTGGTGCCTTCCAGCCGGACGATACGGTGTCGGTGGGTGCCGGTGGTGAGGCTGCCGGTGGCACGGGCCTCGGCTTCGCCCTGACCGAGACCGAGGATGACAAGACCCGCGTGTTGGTTGGCCTCCACTACAACTCGGCGGCCATCGCCTAAGGGGAAGATCATGCCCGAGTGGCTGACCCTCCAGAACATCGTCTTAGCGGCTGCGGTCCTGCTTCTTGCAGGGCCGTATGCCGTTAAGGCTTTTCTGGCACTGACCGGATACCAGTCCCCGACTATCACCAAGGGCGACTTCCAGAAGCAGGTGACGGTCGAGTTGCTGACCCTAAAGGACAAACTCGACAAGGAAGGTCACACGGTCGCGGCCAAACTCTGCAAGGACTTGGTCATTGCCATCGTGTACGGAGAGGCCGCTTCGGTCCCAGCACCCCAGCAGAACGCCCTGTTCGGCAAATAGCATCCAAAGCGTGCAGGTATGGGAAGAGCCAAAGTTCTTGCCGCCCTGCTCCTGCTTTGGGCCTTCTGGGTGGTCGGGACCAAGGTTGTCCCTCCGGCCCCCTGCAAGACACAGTGCCCGCCCCGGATCGGGACGGACTTCGAGATTGAGGTGGTTCGGCTGACCAACGCAGAAAGAACTTCCCGGGGCCTTCAGCCGTTAAAGATAAACCCCAAGATGATGAGCGATGCCCGCAACTGGAGCCATGTCCAAGCCAAAAGCCGGATGCACCATTCCCGCATGGGTTACGGGGAGAACGTCGCCTATGGACAAGACACTCCCCAAGAAGTCATGCAAGCGTGGATGAACAGTCGCGGTCATAGAGCCAACATCCTGAACGGTCGGTACTCAACCATCGGGGTTGGTGCCGTCAATAGCGGACGAGCCATTTTCTGGACCCAAGTTTTCGAGTAACCAAAGAAAGGTTGGTGGATGATGAAGAAGTGCCTGATCCTGTCGT